CTTGCTCTTTGTTGAGTGCCTTTTTTGCGCTCTCAACGTCCAAACTGTTAACGATTCTTTTGATTTCCCTATACATAGGGTCTTTTTTAATCCTCGTTAGATTTCTTTTATACGCGTGAAACTCGTTTAGTTTCCTGAATTTGTATGTAATTTCATTTATATAAAGTTCAGGTTTGCGCGCCTTCGCTAACTTTTTGTAGTTTTCCAAAACGCTATCGTAAACGTTTTGCAGTTTACACGAACTATAAAAGAATTGTTTATACTGGCTTGTTGCCTGTGATACCTCGCCGATATGCTTCGACGTTGTTACACTATAACCCGTATCGTTAATAATTACGGTGTTATCGTCAAGGAATTCAGCCAACAAATAATGGCTACCATACGAAAAAATTTGCGTCCCGTACTCTTTGTCGTTGCTATAATCTTGTTGAAAATAGACATTTCCGCATCTTGCGTCGCTCTGTGATTGTTGGGCGAATAAGTGTATAACGTCCCAACTTGAATTAAATACTCGTTTCATTTTACTATGTTTTTATTTTTAACTACCTCGCCCCGCAGGGCGAACGCGCGCAGCCTAAAGCCTTTTTATAGTCGCTACGCCGACTTAGTTTTTTTCGCGTGCATAACTCGCCAATATTCCGAATGCAAACGGCTTACGTCGTCCCTGTTTAGTCCGTCGATACCTTTTAAATCGTCGGGCGTAAATCCGTTGTCAATCATAAATACAACCGTTTCAGATGTTAACCCGTCGTTGTCAATAGACACCAATTTTTTATATAACTTTTCATTGTCGGCGTTACGGTCTAAGATTTTGTAAATCTCATCGAATATAGCGGGTAATACTTCGTTATTGATTCGGGTTACTTCGTCCGTGTTCATTATAACATCTTTACACGGGTTGGCGGTAAGGTGTGAACCACCGCGCCCCAAAACTTCGGCGGTATCTTTCAGGCTGTAAAATGTCTCGAATAGTTCGGCAAGCGTCCAAAGGTCGGAAGGTCTAACGCGTAACGTGTTGCCGAAATGCTTTTTTATACCGTCGTATAGGTTAAAAAATTCGTATTCCCATACGCCCGCATCGTGGTTGTACTTTTCGTGTTTCTTCAACCCGTCAATATGATAGTGCATATCTTTGTTACCGATGTAACCGAAACCCCAATACCAACCGCAGTCCCACGAAGGGGGCGACAAATAAACCCTATTGTTAATTGATTGCTCGCCGTTGGCGTAACCTAAAAATACTTTGTTGTACCGTCTCTTTGTTTTCATTGTATTACGTTTTTATTTTTTAACTACCGCCACCCGTTGAGGTGGCACGCTTCGGGCTTAAAGTTCTGTTTAACGTCGCCCGAACGACGAACCCCGTTAACTCGTTCGCTTCAACCAAACAGGGTAAGGGTTGCCACTTTTGCCGATTTTGTAAATACAATACTTACCGCTCTTTGTCATATAGACGGCTTTACCTTCGTGGCGCACGTTAGCGGGTTGACCAATCCAAACAGGATAAAACCGCCCCGACTTGCGCGACTTGCACTTAATGTATAGGCTACCTTTCGCAGTCTCGAAAAGGTCAAACGCTTTGCCGTCGATGGTCATAGTGTCGCCCGTAGCCGTCCCGCTCTCGACATCAAAACCGCCCCCGCTCTTTTTAACCGTCTCGAAAGTTTGAGCGTTACACAGTCCAACGGTAAGCAACGCGTGTAATACCGTTAATACAATAATCAATCTTAATTTAGTTCGCTGTTTCATAATGAAAGTGTTTTTATTAATACTTAACTACGTTGCTAATATACAACTATTTTTCTAATAAAAAATATTTATTCAAAGAAAAATATTAATTTAACATTTACTTCTATCCCTTGTTATTACTGGCTTTGTAGCCTTTAAGGTAAATTTACACTAACTTTTTTTATTACGATGCGTTAATAATCTGCATCAAAAACGCCTAAAATACTATTTCAGTCTAACAAACTGCAACACTCGTTAACACCGCTAAACACCGTTAAAATGTTTTACCCTACGTTATAACAGTCGGCGGAATGCAATAACTCTACCTTAATTTATATATGCAATTAGTATATCTAACTAACAATAGTTAACACCTTCAACACTCGTTAACGTTCGTTAAGTTCGTTTAATGGTCTTAGCATAAGCATAAAAGAAAACACATACTTTTATTTTTTTGTTTTACCTCGTAACGTTTTACCCTTGCAAAGTATCTGCATCAAAATTGTTTTACCTCTGCAAGTAGTATAAGTTAAAAAGAGTTTACCCCACGAATGTAAAGGCGGGCGATTAGTGTACGCAGTACCGCCACAATTATACAGGGAGTAGGTTTATACCGATGCGCCCCACAGGTAGTACAGGAAAACGCCAAAAGTTTTGACAGGGGACACGGCAAACGGCAGGGGGTGGGTAAATCCGACCGAGCAGCCCTCACGTTCATATAGCCGATTCACCACCACCAAGACTGAACACGAAAAGGAATCAGTATGGTATCAAAAAGTAGTATTGAGATTGATATAAAGGGTGTCTAAATACTAACGTATTAATATAGATTTAGGGTATTTATAGGTTAAGTATAAGTATATCAATTAGTTAGAGAGAAAAAAGTGTCCAAATGGTTAGCACTTTTTATCTTAAAAATCCAAGTATTTGGACAAAATTGCTTATGTTTGTAGTTCATAAACATAACGGGTTGTCATTGGGTCGTGTCTCTTTTACTCAGCCATAACAGATTTTGTAAATCGACCCATTGATGACCTCAACACTAAAAGAATAATGGTAATAACTCTTGATGAGACATTAGGTATCATAAAGGTCATAAAATTCTTCTCTAAGGAGAAACTTGTAGAGGTGCGAGAAATGGTAGGGCAGCGTCCCGAAAAGCCGTTTATTGTGCCTTTTGTTCTTATAGACACCTACATCAAGCACGTCTTTGAAGGTAACAAGCGAGCGTTGCTCGAACTGCCGAAGGAAATGCGGGTCTTTGCCGAAACAGAATTAGGAATAAGTATCAACAATGGATAAGAACTCAATACCACAATTTACCGCCAAAGAGATAGAAGCGATGGATGCGCAGCAAATAATATCTCTGTTTTATCAGCGAGGAATTCTACTCGTGGAAGAATACGATAGTCGGGCGGACACTCTCGCTCACACGCGCCGAGTAGGTCAACTACTCAACGAGGCAGCAATCGAACTTCTGAAACGCGCTAACAAGCACGATGATACAAAACTTGAATCTCCCGAAAAGGAACTATTTGATGAGTACACTCCCAAACTAAAGGAGACGACTTATGGTAGCGACGAGTATAAGGAGCATCTTAAAGGACTGAAAGTTGCGCTTGACCACCACTACGAAAACAATTCGCACCACCCCGAACACTATGACGAAGGTGTAAACGGGTTCGACCTGTTCGACCTCGTTGAAATGTTCTTTGATTGGAAGGCTGCGACGGAGCGACACGCCGACGGCGACATTATGAAGTCGATTGAGATAAACAAAGGACGATTCAACCTCGACCCGCAGGTTGTTCAAATATTAACCAATACAGCAAAAAGACTTGGATATGACAATCAAGGAAGCAATCAACATTCCGAATAGGGATTTAGACCTCTCTATACGAGGTGGCAAAGTAGAAATTGAAGAAAGTAAGCGCGACTGCTGCGTTAGGATGCTTCGGCATCTTGGCGACGCGGTAACGTTTAAGGAAATCAACGACGAGGAATCAGGGTTTTATCAAGTGTCCGTGCAACTGGATACGGCAAAAATCAACGATTGGGTGGATACTTTAGAGCATCCGCCGATGAAATCGACTAAGGTTCTAATGTTCAGCACGCGAAACGGCAAGTCTGCCGTTGGTGAAATCGGAACAAAGGAGTGGGAAGAATTTGCGCCGACCCATTGGAAGGCATTTAATCCACCCGTGTAATGAGTTGTCAAGTCTATAACAATAAATGCGTAACCTGTGAAGTAGAGTTTGTGTCATATAGCATACCATATAACCAATGTTTGAGTTGCGTAAAGGATGCTTTTGATAAGGGTGATATAAAATTTACTCGTCCAACAAGCGCAACATTGGTTGGTAGAAGTCATTTTGGGATAGACCCTTTCAAGAGCGATGTGGTAGTCGGCTCTTGGGATGCAGATTTAACTATAAAAACAACAGCGATGAAGAAGGCGGTAATAGCAAAGACCTATGATTCTTTTATGAGGTGGGTCGAAGAAAATAACCTCGACAGAAACGAACACGTCTTGGTCAATAGACAACGACACATAGAGGGTGTTCACTTTTCCGAAGTGATACTTTCAGACACAGCAGGATATGTCAGTCAAGACCTTATAGAAAAGGCTAAATCACGGGTGCGCAATGGGAACTGAAATGAATTTGAGAACGCTAAAAGGTTACGGCGCGACGTTAGATTTCGATGATACGGTAAAAAATAGCAGGATTCCCGTATCTTTAAATGGAAAAAATATAGGGTGGTGTACCCGATTCAATATGAACAAATACAAAGAAAATTATGCTTAACAATTTAGGTTCGGATATAGCCAATGCCATCAACATATTCGACGCTAACGGACAGGTGGCTAAATACAAGAAGGCTGTTGTCGATGACAGGAGTTTTAAAGAAGTGAAAAAGGGCGTATTTCCGTTCCGAAAAAAAGTCAAGGTTTTTGATTACGATAATTCTTTCTATCTTGTATCTGAAAAGAAGAACCTGACTACCTACTATGACGCAGGTAAACAAAAGTTTACATTTGTCGTCGATGTTCAGCAAGGAGACACCCCAAAAATAACGGTGAAGTTTGAGTTTGGGAAAACTGTTGTAGAAGATTCCGAGAAGCGAAAAGAGATTGTTACCCAAATCATTCATCGTATGGCAGATATGTTGGAGAAACAACTGCGTAAAAGTAAGTAACCGTTTCAAAATTACTATATATGGATGCTTTGTTGAAAATACTCGAAGGGAAAAGGATGAGGAAGTTTATCCTTTTCTTGGAGTGTATTGTTATTTGCCCTGTTTTGTTCTTCGGGTTCAGTAATGAAGTGCTAAATTTTTACATCGAAGAACTAAAACAAGAGAGCAAAATTATCTATGGCGAATGAAGAATTACTCGTTGCTTGGGTAGAACAATACTATCGAAATATTATCCGCAAGTCTAACGTCAACGGTGTTGACTTTAAATACTATCAATCACTTCGCGGGTACTTCAAGCACGCTATTATCCTAACGGATATAAAGCAGCAGGAGTTTACCATTACTGATTATCAGATATGGGAACGAATATTGACTATGGTAAAGAGTGGTCGTAATCCTGTTGAGAGTGGTGGGATAAGATTTCGTTTCAGCAAGTTCGAGGACATCTGCTCACGAAGCAGTTTCTACACTACTCGAAAAAAACTACTTTCACTTGAACTTTTGATTGAGACACCATTCAAAGACTACTACATTATCAATCCGAGATACGTTATAAAACTCTACAATCCTAAATTGAATCCCGATGACGGGGACGAACAGCAGGGTTTCGGGAACTAAAAAGGGGCGTATTTCTACGCCCCGCATTAACCAATTACAAACTTTAATTATGAAAAAAAAGTAAGTGCATTGTAAAGATACACTTTGTTTTCATAACTACGAACCTAAAGGAGAATGCGGTATTTCTTCCGCATCAACTTCAATATCTTTAAGCCCCCGTGTATGAATCTGATTGCCTTCCTTTGCTTCGTACCAAGTTTTATTGTAATTGATTTCAAAACCGCCGTCTCTCATACAGATAGCAATTTTGTCTCCGTCATCTGATTCCAGTATGATAGAGTTGTAAACTTCTTTAAATGTTAGTGTGCCGTTTTCGTCTGTTTCTATTTTCATTTGTTAGTGATTATCCAGTTGGTGTTTAAAGTTTAGCCATTTATTCTTTAGAGCAAAGTACCCAAATCTTTCGAGGCAGTATGCGTAATCGTGGCAAACTACTTGGTTGCCAATCCACCCAAAGTTATCACGCTTAATGTCCGTGAACCAAGCAGGGATTTTTTCAGGCAGTTTGTTTTCGTGTTTAGTGTGTAAAGGATTAGTTCTCCTTTGCACAAGGATTCTTCCGTTAGGACTTATATGTAAGCATTCAGCAAACCAATCTTTAGTGCCATCTGTGGTGTGTTTCACATTGTCCCATATACGCCACTCAATGATGTTGTCTCCAAAAGTAGCCTCTGCGTATTCTACTTTAACAACATATCTTGGGTCTAAACGATATTCATATACCATTCTTGTAGAGCCACCGCCAATATATTTTCCACAAATCATATTGACAAACTCTAACCCTAAAAATGTTTCTTCGTGAAGATGCTCTAATTTCCTTTCAAAATTATTCATACCTCAACGAAATGTATGCACTCACCTTTTACGCGATATTTTAATTCTTCTATGAAGAACTTTAGAGCGATGGTTTCGTTGGGTAGTGGGTACTCTCCTTTTGCGTTCTCTGTGCAAATAGGGCAGTCGCATACTTGCGTGTCAGTTTTAATTATTGAACCAACCTTGCTGATGAACCATTTTTTTCGAGTGTCAAACCAATCATCTACGGTTTCAAGAGAGTGCTTTACATTTCCCGCTCGCTCGTATTCCTCATTGCCCGTGTGGTGGGCGATAGCCTCTCTTGCTATCTCTTTGAATTTAGGCAGACTGGATAGTTCGTTTATTTGCTCCTGCTCAAATCTTTCGTGAATGTTAGATAGATTGATGCTGATAACTCCGTCATCGCTGACAGATATTGGTTCTTCGTTTTTATTTTCTTCGGCTTCTTCTGCTTCGACCTTTTCTTTGGCTTCCTGTACGAGTTCTTGAATACTTTGCTGCTCGTAGTATGCGTAGAATTCGTCCATTTCTCTTTCTTTTCTACGCTTGAAGTAAAAGTATGCGACGAATGCTGCTGTGTTCACGCCGATTAAAAGTCCTAAAAAGAAGAATAGTGCTGTTATGTAGTGTTCCATTAGTGTAAAATTTTATACTGGACTATGACGAACGGTGTCCAAATATATCCCTTATAAAAAAGGCGTTTGTATATTCTGCGAAGTTTACCGCCTCGCGCTCCGCCGTTCCAAGTTCCAAAATTGATTGTTAAAAGTTTCATATCAAAAAATTAAAGGTTACTAATTATCAAAGTTAGTAACCTTTAATCACAAAAAAATCATCAGAAATGAGGATATTTTAGTAATAGATTACGACTATATCCTTCTCTATCTTGGCAACTTCCTCTGTAATAATCTTCTCGCGTTGCTCGTTAATAATATCTTCTGCTTCAAGGCTTTCCAAGTAACAGATAATATCACCACCTCGCGCTTCAAGGATTACGGCTACATTGATGCTTACGGGTTCTTCACCTTCAATCAATGGCAGCGAAATGTTGAACCCATCGGGCATATTGCTCTCTACGGTCTGACGGAAAAGTTTGGTTTTGTTACCGCCATCGTCCTTCTTATCTTCTATTTGGCTCTCCACGCGGGCTTCCAAAGTTCTCAACTGACCAATCAACTTTGTATGTTCGCTGAACGTGCCGAAGATTGAGCGCATAAACTTCAAAGTCTTTGCAAGGTTCATAGGATTGTAAGACTTCTCGGTGTTGATTCCGAGTTCCTTATACAACTTCCCTAACTCAATCTGACCTGTTACGGTGTACTTATCGGTAACGCTCTGCTCATTGATGATGACAGAAAGTTTCCCTTCGTTTTTAGATGCCAAGCAATGCGCCTTTAAAACATCGTACTCACCTTTTCTTCTGTCAAGGAATCTTGACGGGGCGGTGATTGTCCCTGAAATGCTAACTGGTACTGGATTGAACTGTTCGGGTGCTTTCCCTTGCAGTTTTGTTACAACTTTCCCTTCGGGGAATTTCTTTGTGGTGTCTCTGAATTGAGGGTCATTGATTTCACCTTTAGATTGATTCTCATTCATTTCCCCTGTTTCTTTCTCTTTACTCATCGTTTGCTGCTCTTTGAAGGTTAAACACATTTCTCTGTCTCTCGGTTGGCAATAACGCTCTCACGTCAACGCACAATCCGTTATGGTCGAACTTATACATAAGCCCTTCCTCTTGGTCAGAGACTAACCAAAGGCGACCTTCAAGGTTCACGCTCTTGTGCTTGATAGCATCAATAAGTTCAGCCTTCTCACTCAAAGGCTCTGCCATATCAGCCTTTAATTGAGCCATAAAGTCTTTCTTCTTTTGCTCAAATTTCGCAAGAGAAATAGACACGTCTCCAAGCGCAGCGCGCTTTTCAGATAGTTCTTCGGGAGTAAGGGCTTTTGTGTAATGTCCTTCCTCTACCTTGTCAGCGATACCTTCGAGATTATCCCAAATCTCTTTCTCCGACAATCCTTTGAAGGAGTTGTCAAAGTGCTGACCAATTTTGTAGCGTGGTTCGTTTGCTACTTTCTTTTTTGCCATAATTGGATTTTTAAAAAGTTAATAATTAATTCACAAGTTTATAGACCGTTTTAGTCTTTTTGTCAATGTAAAAACCATCCGAAGATTTGTATTTACAAAAACATTCTCCCGCTTCCATTTTCTTATGGAATGTGGCTTTTACTGACCCGTCAGGGTTTAATAAATCTTTACTCATCTTTTAAATGTTAAATTCACAAAATAAGGGAGTGTAAATCCCAAGTTCTAAATTAACTCTATTTCTTAACTCTATGCGCTCTGACTTGGAATACACTTTGTCCTTCTTCTTTAGTTCCCTCAATATTCCACGAGCCTTCGTAGTTAATTCGCGATATTCAACATTTGAATATTTTATAGTTGGTGTCTGCCTCAATTCAGAGACAAAATCCATATACTTTTGTCCGTACTCGTTAGTCAAACCTTCCCTTAGTTTACCATCATCATTCTGAAAATGGTTCGACTGTGCGCATTGCCTGTGTATGTTATGCAGGTTGTACCTTATGGTTTGATTCCCGCCACGAGCGTAAACGTGTCCGCCGTGCATCTGCCCTCTCCTGTTAGTCGCTAAACAGGTTAATCCTGCGTCTATCGTGCGCGCTATTGCATTAATTTCAGTTTGCAGTAGTTTTCCCCAATCTTGCTGTAAAGACTTCTCTGCGCGCTTCTTTTTGCGTTCTTCCTTCTCATTTCTCTTTTTAGTGAACGCCGTTTGTCTTTTGAACCATTCTTTACCTTCTTCTGTTGTGGTAGCCCAATCGTATTTACATTTAGGACAAAGCCCATAAGTGCGACGGTCAGACATTGTTCCGCAACCGAAACCTTTTGCCTTACCCGTTCCTTTACACTTTTTTGGTTTTTGCTTTATCATTCTTTAGTTGTAATTCTACCGCCTGTTGTTCAGTAGGAGTTAATATGTTGTGAGGATTAGTTGGTGGCTGAATCTTTCCAAATTTAATCCAAACATCCTTAACTGTTCTCGGATTTCTCACCCGATAGAGTTTGTCCGAGATTTTATACGCAACAATATCACTCACTATTTCGGGCGTTGTATTCTTTCTTATCGACCATCAGTAGGATAGGCATTCTTGTACCATCAAGCAATCCTTGTAGTTCCCCGAATGGAACACCCATAGTGATAAGCGCGCCCGCATTTACCTTTTTTCCTTCAACAAAGTTCCCGCTAACAGCGACAAGCCTTGTATTTTTTTCTACGTCGTGAACGTTCATATCGTCCAAAATTTCAAAGAGCCTCTTTTTTGCCATAGTTTAAAATTAAAACGGTAAGTCATCATCTTCTTCAACATCATTTCCCATATTCAGGAATTCGTCTCCTGCGTGTGGTTGCTGTTGTTGAGGCGGTGGTGGCGGAGTTGAAGCATTATTGCCTTGCCCGTTAGTGTATTTTATTTTCCAACCCTGAATAGTGTTGAAGTATTTAGTCTCACCTTCGGGATTAACCCATTCTCGACCACGCAAATTGATACCTATTGTTACATCCTGACCAACTTGATAATGGTCAAGAAGCGATGTTTTGTCTTGAATAAACTGAATCAAAAGATGTTGAGGATACTGCTCATCTGTGGTCAGCACCATATCCCTTTTCTTAAAGTTATTCGTCCCCACTTCTTCTGTGGAAAATATTTCTTTGATTTTACCTACTACTTCCATAGTGAATTATTTGATAGCCTTTAAATTACGTTCTTTTTGCCTGTCCTTTGACACCTCATCCATAGACTTTTCGAGGATGGTTAGTTTATCATAAACCTTTGGTTTCTCCATATAAGGGTCTAAAGTAACAATCATAGCAAGCCTGTTAGATTCCATTGCCACAGCAAAAATAACTCCTTGCGAATTGACAACGGCATCACCCTGTTTCAGCCTCGCATTGCCTTTGTACTGGATGCGATACATATATTGATATGTGTCGGCAAGTTCCACGCGTATAATTTTAGCAATCCAATGTTGCCATTTTTTATACTTAGACATCAACCTCTTTTCGTGAAGTTCTGAATTGATTAGGCTTACCGATTTACGGTTAATCTTTTTTTCTTGTGGCACGTTTGATTACTTTTTTGATGTTATACTTCTCGTCCCGTTCAAGACCTTCTTGAATGTATTTGTTGACGAGTTTAGAGCGCGAAAACGGAGTAGTCTCAACGTAATCGTCGAGGTCTTGTAAAACGTCTTTATTTAGTGTAAGGCTTACTATTGTTGTGTTTCGAGCCATATAGATATTGTATTGAGTGAGCAAAGATATTATATTATATTATCTTTTGCAAAGTCTTTGCGAGATTTTTTTATCTTTGTTTTTTAACAATTATTAATAACTTAATTATGAAAGCGAAAACAGCAAGGCTTAACAAGTTGATTAAGCAAAAAGAAGAAACAGTTAGAGAGTTGAAGGAAGCGGGAAATGATGAACGCGGACTACAAGTCTTTGGAGAACTGGAAAAATTGAAAGCACGAAAATCTCTAATCAACAAATACAAGAGATTCAAGTGATAAAGTATGGCTTTCTGATTGAGGATGGTAGAATTTATGACACCAAAATACCCGCGTATAAAATAAAGCGTGAATTTTCGGGCGAAAATATCCTTTGCAGTATGGAGACGGACGGGTATAAAAGATTGTATCTATACGAGCCTTTGTTGTTTAAGTACAGCATTGAAAAGGTTTTTGAGATACTTAATTTCAATACGCATCTAAAAAAGCAGCGTCAATCAGAAAGCCTTACTAAAGTTAACAAATTGCACTATATCAGCAATATGTCTATGGTCTATAACTACCCACCTACTTTTTTAACTCAAAGAAAATTTGCGCTTTACAAAATATGTCAGAACCTAAAAAAAAGATTGTCTTAATTGCAAAAACAATAGAATTCACATTACACTCCATAGTCTATGGAATAGAACTCCCCGACACTTTTAACTTCACGGAATACTTTGAGGGATTAGTTCTTACGCACCCATCAATAAAGAATAAAGATTTAGTCTTAAAATCAAATTACATTTCAGCAGAATCAAGAGAAGTCTGCTTTGTTCCAGTTAACGTTACTCCGCAATTCTATCAATCAGTTCGAGAAAACTCAATTAAGAACGCCGATGAGTATAGACGCGAATTAAACGACATATACAACATCGGCGATGTCTTGGGTTATCTTTTACTCTAACAAGGGAATGGAACAACCTCTGCGCTTATATTGTAAGTAGGAGACATTTCGCCAGTTGTAACATTTACGAATCTTATTGTCGCCGTGTGCGCATTATCTGTGTTAGGTAATGTTGTGGTATATGATACACTTCCTGTGAAGTTATGTGTACCTGTACTGTATCCACTACCACCAACTGAAACACCAACTGTGTAACCGCCAGTATTAGTGATAATCATTTGAACAGAATCCGAAGCACCTGCGCTGAATGTTCCTGAATGTGTTACTTGACAAGTTCCTTGACCTGTTGTGGTTGGCGCACCATTACTTCCGCCACCGCCACCGCAAGCAGTAACGTTAGATATTACACCGACAGTAGATATATCAAATTCTCTATTGATTATTAAAGCACCTCCAAATCTCATTTGGTGAGTATCACCACCACCATTGTAAGGTGTTGTAAGATTCGCGTCAGCATATATTATGTCTCCATTAGCAAATGATGTTTGATTACCGCCTTCTAAATACACAGTATCCCAAGAATTTGGAGTTGAGTTACAATCTCCTTCTCCTACTTCAACTTGTGTAGAACACACAGATAGATTAGAAACAATACCTGCGCTGCTTACTTCAAACTCTCTGAATGGCAATCCTTCTGCTTGGTTCTTATAAACGTGCATATTTCCGCCACCATTATATGCCGTAGTTAATGCTGCGTCAGTATAAATGGTATCTCCATTTTGGATGTCAGGGTCAGCAACATATACGCTAAATGGATTTGAAGGGAATGGAATGTTTGCACAATCTCCCTGTTCTATAAATATTTCTTCACCTAACGGGCAAGCAGTAACATTTGAAACCACGCCAAAGTTCGATACATCAAAATCAAACGATTGTATTGTACCACCGATTCGGGCGCGGTGTTTTAAGTTCTGACCATTATACGGACTTGTAAGACCTGAATTAGTGTATATAATGTCTCCGTTCTGAATGTTTGTGTCAAGCATATACATAGTAGTCCAAGAATTCGGAGTTGTAGAGCAATCTCCTTGCGCTATCTCAACTTCCGCATTCACGTTACTAACTGTTACAACAACATCATCCGTGTCTGTTGCACCATCATTATCAGTAACGGTCAATCTGAAAGTGTAACTACCTTCGGTAAGACCTGTTACCTGTGTTGATGCAGAGTTAGGTGTTATTATGTTTGCTGTACCACCACTAATCTTTTGCCATTGGTATCCAACAATGATACCATCACTATCTGTACTACCTGAACCGTTAAGAGTGGTTAGGTTTGTTGGAAGGCTAATGTTTATGTCTCCACCTGCATTTGCAACTGGCGGTACATTCCCAACGCCTTGAACTGTGATTTGAACAATATCGCTTGCCTGCGCACCACTATTATCGGTAACTGTTACTCTGAAAACAGACACGCTTTCCGTAAGCCCCGTTATTTGTGTACTGGCTGCGGTAGGACTAACGATTGTTGCAGCATTACCCGCTATCTGTTGCCATTGGTAAGACACAATAGTTCCATCAGGGTCAGAGGCAACAGCAGTAAGAACTGTTTGGCTTGTAGGTAACTGTATTGTTTGGTTTACACCCGCATCGACTACTGGCGGTTGATTAGCCCCTGTGTTTACGTTTACAGCAACAAGGTCAAAAGATTGAAGCCCATCATTGTCAACAACGGTAATTTTAAATATGTATTGACCATCTTGTAGTCCGCTAACAACTGTATCATCAGCATTTGGCGTAGCGATGTTTGCTACACCGCCTATAACCTTCTCCCAAAGTTTTGATACGATAGTGCCGTCAGGGTCGCTCGAAGTAGAGGTTAGCGTTATAGATGTTTGGTCGGTAAAGATATTGTTACCTGCATTCACAATAGGGTAACACAACTGGCAGTAATTGTCCTCAATAAAAGTTAGGCTTTCTTCCAGTTCTTCTTTACATTCTTCAAGTGTGGTAACTCTGTCTCGTAAATCACATATCGCTTCCTCAAATTTCAATAAAACATTGACGATTTGTAATGGAAGATTGATGACTTCTTGTGTCTCACAATCTACTACTTGCGCTGTGTCGTATTCAAGACAGTTGTTTCCGAGCAATTCAAGATTGAAAAGTTGACCAATCAAAGTAGCAACTTCGGCAGTTCTTGTCTCGAAAGTCTCGCTATCGGTTATGATGAAATAGTCCTTTGGGTTCACGGGGAACTTAAAAGGATACTTCGATGTATTTTTAATTTTTGCCATTGCTCAATATTTACGTTGCGTTTGACGGACAGATACCCGTGATATTCCACGCTGTACCACCAACAGGAGCATAGACAGTAAGTCTAACTATTGTCGGGAATGCCGTTGTTTTATTAAATAATAGTGTTCCACCGCCATCAGTCGGTTCTGTCGTTCCATTTGCTATATCACTTTGATTGACATTTACCGTTTGAGTACCGCCAGTAGGCACAAATCCTGTACCTTGATATTCATTTACAGGTATGTTACTGTGAGTTCCTAAAAGACCCGCGTAGGCAGGTGGGTTTCCAGTAAGACCGTCTCCAACAAATTTAGAATCGGCAACTACCTGACCATCATATTCAAGAACAAATCTATCAGGTACAGAGAATGATTCATATTGGATTCCAGTCATACCCGTATCCGTCGTTACAACAATGTCAAGTATGTATATACCAACATTTCCTGATGCCTGTAAAGCCTGACCACAAGGAACTGCGAAACCTTCAACTGTTATCTGAACAAAGTCCTCATCGGTAAGACCGTCATTATCTGTAACGGTAAGTTTGAAAAGATAATCACCTTGTTCAATTCCAGTAACGGTAGTAATTGCAACATTAGGGTTCACAATATTTCCTGCGCCACCGCTAATCTTTTCCCATAAATAAGAAACTATTGTGCCATCTGCATCTGAACTTCCTGAACCATCCAATGTCTGTGAATTCTGCGGAAATGTTACAGTAGAATTATCTCCCGCGTCTGCTATCGGTGGAGATATAACTGTAATTGTCGTAGTGTCCGAAGCCTGTGCGCCACAATCATCAGTAACAGTAATCCTAAAGGTATATGTACCCGAAGATAATCCTGTTATCTGTGTAGCGGATGAAGTAGGGTCTGTGATATTAGCCGTTCCGCCACTAATCTTTTCCCAAAGATATGATTCAATTACGCCATCAGTATCGGCAGCATTAGAAGAAATGTATGCACTTGTTGATGGAGCAACAATCGTTTGGTCGGCACTCGCAACAACAGTAGGCGGGTCATTAACCTTTATGCCTACGGTATTGAAACCTTGAAGCCCACTATCATCTTCTACGGTAACTCTGAATATATAGTACCCTGATTCAAGACCCGTGATTTGTGTAGATGCGGAATTCGGACTTGCTATCGTAGCAGCCCCACCGTATATCTTGTCCCAAGAATAAAGTGTAACATTTCCGTCAGGGTCGGATGCGGTTGCATTAAGTGTGGTTTGAGTTACAGGAAGTGTCAATAATTGAAAGTTTCCTGCATCTACAAAAGGAGAACAGTTGATACAGAAATTGTTTTGAATAACAGTTATGCGCGCCTTGAAGTCTGCAAAACAAGTTTCCAGTTCTTCTACGCGTGCAATCAAATCACAAATAAAACTCTCTTGGTCGAAAACTATGGATTCTATTGTAACGCCTACGGTTATTTGTTCTCCTGTTTCACAGTCAGTAGCAACAATGTCATTGTACTGTAAACAACTACCCAAGTTAGAAAAGTCAATCTTCTGACCGAAAAGGCTTGCCAACTGAATTGATATTGTTCTTCCAGTTGATTCCTCTGTGGCAATAAAGTAATCTGTAAAATTTACAGGAGACTTTTTTTCTATCTTGCTTATTTCGATTCCCATAAGACGGTAATTAATTAAACCAAAAATAATTTAAAATAATCACAAGAATAAGGCTTAGTGGTAATCAAAAGAATTTGTACCTAAGTTTGACAAGTGGCGTGAATTGCAGTCCTGATGTGTTTGGTTCTAATTGTTGTACTGCTGCTTTCAATCCAAACTCGAACCTTTCAAACTCATACATTAGTTCTGCATTGAACTGTGTAGTCTGTAATTCAAAATCAGGTATCTCAACACCGCCGTATAGATGAAGTCCCTTCCAACGGAATCGTTCTTTTTTCAACTGATGGTCGGATATGCTGTCAACTTGTGAGGTTGTCTCTCTTATGATTTGATTGTTCTTTGCAATCTCCGTAAGAGTTTCAAGATGCTTTTCCTTTAAAGCCTCTATAATTTTATCTTTCTCATCGAGCATCTTTTGTAGAGAATCTATTTGAATTGCCTGACGCTGCTCATTAGACAATCCTTTTGAAATGTCGATGATTTTTTCGGGAGTAAATACTTCTTTAATCCTCTTTTTTTGCTCCTTCGTTATATCTGTATTTTGAGATAACATCGAGTGCGTCGTCAAGAGAGCGATTAGAATAAATAAGTTTTTCATAAGGAATGTATTTGATTTGAACATTAGACCTAAGTATTGAATCGAAATCCCTTCGAGAATGAACTACGAGGGTGTCATTTCGAGTTATAATACTATCCCTTACTCTTTTTAACTCATTCTTCTTTTCTTCCTTTAAATCGGCGTTTTCGGATTCTAAGAAGGACATTTTGTTTGAGAAATAGAAATACATCCCGCCCAAAGAAACGAGAAGGGCGATGATAACATAAAGTCCAATCTTAGATGTTTTCATACTAAATAAGGAATTTCTTGTGCCTACGGACGTATTTGCATTCCCACCACTTTCCATCTATCTTCTTTTGAATATAAATAGTGTCGCCCGTATGGTGCTTTAATTCTTTCTCAATGTCTTTCTTCTTGACACCGAGTTTAATTATGTTCCTGTTCTTGTCGAACAAGTCCACCTTTTTTTCAATTTGCAATGAATCGGTCTGCGAAAATGCAGACAGAGAAAAGGTCAAAAGCAAAAGCAGGATAAGTTTTTTCATATCAAAATTCTTTTAAAAGTGCGTAATCTACGGGTTTGTTTCGTTTCCAAGTAGCATTTATCATCTGCTTATAATCACCCATTCTGTTCCATACTTGGCAGCCAAAAGACCAACTATTGATAACATTCCGAGTGATGTTTCTGTACGGGTTGTAATCAACACCGTGCATATTGAAATACTGGATTCCTTCGTAAAGTTTTCCTTGTTCCTCTGCAAATGTATCTTGGTCGCTGTCTCTGTAAAATTTGACAGGCTTTCTTTGGCGTAATGCTCTCATACCACCGCCCTTGCGAGAAGGTCTGTGGTATCCTCTACTGTACAAGTCCTCGTAAAACTCATCAGTTTTCCAAACAGCAGCACCAATAAGGTTGTAGTCTCTGAAAAATTGCAATGCAGTTCTACCTGAATTGGTAGTACCTGTGCTAACTTGACGGAATCTGTTTCCGTCGAAAACATAGAATTTATCATCGAAACGATTGTACTCATCTTCTTGGCTCTGAACACCAATGATGAGATACTTTCCTTGATTCGGTATTTTACCGCCAATATGTTCTACGCGGTTTAAAAGTTGCTTGTCTGTGTACCGTTTTACGTTTGTCATACAAATAGTTTTGCAAATAAAAATTTCCCTAAATAAATGATGCCACTAACAATCGCGCCACCTATAACGCCCCACGTAGTAGCCTTTGCCTTGTAAACCTTCTCACGAGTAAGAAGTTCACTAAGGAGTTTTTCGTTATGGTAAACAGTTTCAACAAGTCCCTTCTGATTGGTCTTGTCATCTGATTCCATAATCAATAAGATGCGAGCATTCTGCATCTTAACTTCCTCTAAAGTTTCTCGGAAGTTTTCAAATTCTTTGTCGGTTATCGTAGCCATTTAATGTGCGTTTTAAAAAATTCAACTATTGGCTTCCAATACGTTACCACTATTATAATTATAAAACCTATGTACTCATTAAGTTGCCTTTTGGTGGGGTCAAAAATCAACTCATCAATGATGTTGTTCACAGTAGATAAGAAAATGATATACGCGATTGGAACTAATTTGATTAGTCGTTTGTCGTGTCGAGATAGTCTTTTGCAGAAACTATACGCGACGTAGGTATAGCCCATAAAGGCTAATCCTATTCCCCAATAGAAAATAGAGATACCGTCCTTTGGGTCGCCAGTAGGTGAAGTCCACACCTTAACATCGCTCCAAAAAGAGTAGGTGAAAAAGGCAATTAAGAAACTGCCAACTAATATTATTTTGTCTCTATCTATCATCAGGTCTGCTTCCTACGTGTGCTGCTCTGTTAGAAATTTCGATACGCTTCTCTCCGTCGGGATACTCACCTTGCCTCAATCTAAAGAATCTGCGACCTTTTTTCAATATTACTGTGAAAAGAAGTCCGATTGTAAATACCAAGAAATATCGGTTTGTTATCAACGGGAAATTAAAATAATCACTAATCAATCCTGCAATGTCTGAATGAAACCTCATTAAGACATAAAACAGTATCAGCCCCAAATAAAATTCTGCTCTGTTATCCTTCCACCAATAGTAAGGGTTGAATTCTGTGCGCTTCGTGCGCTTCGTGTATGTGAACAACTTGAAAGATATAAACCCAAGCATCGCTAATGCAAGTGCAAATATCCATTCCAAGAAAGTTGCGTCTCCAAATATAAGTTGTAATGTTTCCATCTTTAGTCTATTTTGTTTAGGCTCTCGCCAATAAAATGTATTGTTATAGGAAAAATCCCTATCCACTCCGCTAAAAATACGGAGAATAATTTGAAAATGAATGACAGAGCAATAGCCAAGACCATAACGACCCCTGCAATTATCTTCCACCACCTTTGTTTCGTTGAACTATAAATTATCATAACGGCAGCACTTCCAACGAAAAATGCACCCGTGAAAAAATAATGCAGTAAAGGATAGTCCTTGTGAGGTGTTAATGCGACACCAATCAATAGAAATCCGATAACTATGTTGTACCACTTATCTCTATGAACCACTCCATTATACGCGAATAAAAGACCCGCAGAAGTAAGTAGTGTTGGCAAAAGATGTGGCAAATCAGAATAAGCATAATTACTTATGCTCGGTCTAATCTCACCCGTAGCCAACCAAAGGATAACTGGCAAAAAGAATAATACGCTCCCTACAATCACCTCGAATTTAGTGAGCCTGTTCAGTAATTTTGATGTGTTTTTAATAGTCATAACAATCTCTATGGTAAATTTTCTAATATAGTCTCTCTCACACTAATCCCTAACGGATACCCCTCTATTGGGGTCGGGTCAGGAATGTAATTCAAATACCCTACGATACTTGGGTCATCCTCATTTTCAATAGCCGTCTTTAATTCATCAGAGCCATTGTTTATGAATAAAAACAGTTCCTCTTGATACCTCTTTAACAGGTCGCCAACAAACGCCTTAATCAATGGATTATTGCTTGATTTGATGTAGGTTATAAGTCTCTTGCGGTCATTTTCTTCCCGCTCATCAATTTCAAACTGGCTCTGTTCTGTATCTTCTACTTTGGTACACCCAACGTTTTTGTCGTTGTCATACCAAATAAATTCCGTCGTAAATCCAGTTTCGGTATAAGTATATACTTCTTCCACGCATATATCATCGCCGTACTTGAATTGCACTTTTTCAAGAACCGAATACTTACCGTAAACATTCTTCGGGGATAAACCGATGATGGAATAATCCAAGCACATCAACTGCTCTACGGTCATAAAACCATATCCCTTTTCCTCTAATATTTGCCATATTAAAAGTTCATCTATGTTGTCTATATTTATACCCATCTGAATATCATATTAATCTGACAATCAATAAGATAAGCGGTGTTCTTATCAGTTGCAGAACTGTTAAATATCATTTGTAGTTTGTCTCCTTTGGACAAAACATATTCTTCGGGAAACATTCTTGTTTCATTGACATTGTATCCCTTTTCAATAAGCAAACCTTCTTCATCAGCAAAAACCCTGTTTGTTTGGAATCCGCCATCAACAGGTGTTAACGTATTGACCAATACGTGAAGGTTGTCTATTTTTCTTGACGATTGTGTTGCAACAACTTCGTACCCTAATAAGATACAATCTTCTTCTAACAAAAGACCCGATGACCTGAAATTTGAGTGTACTGGATATGTTTGGTAGTTAGACGAACGATAGTTGTAATTCATATTGTAATACTCCTTGTTGTAATAAGGATTCAACCCATACCATCTTCCTTTTCTTATGTAAGCCCTTCCTTCAAAGTAAGACTTTCTCAAAGTGTTGTTGTCGTCAAGTTGTTTTGCGTGCGCCTGATTAAGTTCCTCATAGTGGGACAATACTGTGTCTATAAAACTTTGGTCATCAGTTTCAAGAAACAAGGTGTCATCGTTAATTGTAAACACGGCATTATGTTCGTTTAAGAACGATGTAAATTTTTCCAGTATGTCTTTAGTAACAAGTAACTTCATATTACACAGCGTTTACTTCTATTTCGGTAGCCAAGTATTCTGACTTAATATCCAGTATTTCAACAACAAGGTTTCCATCACTACCCGTAGAAAATGATTCAAAATTATAACCGAACGCAGGATTCAAACTAATGCTGTCTGCGGTAGCGAGAAAAACAAACTCCATAGTTATAGAGGTGATATTGTCAGGGGTCGGGAAAAACAATGTTCTTGAAAATGAACTTGAAGGATTTGGGTTGTAAATCGTAAGCCCTATCGCATTATTATTACCCGCTCCTTTGTTTCTGTAACGCGCCCTAACTCTCCAAAGAGCATCCTGACCTTCTACAATTTCCCTTAAACTTCCAGTAGAAGGGTCAATCATATTTCCGCCCAATAAAGCGGGGTCAGCCTTTTTAGGGTATTTGGTTACAGGAAAAGAACTCAACGAATATGAGTTGTTCAAAGGAATCTGTTTGACTACGTTTGCGGTGAAGCCCCCTGTACCACTATTAGGAAGGTTGGGGTCAGTCCAATTAGCCTTAATCTTTCCTTCGTTGTTACATATTTCTACGTTCCCAACAACGCCATTTACAGCGATAATTCCCGATGTAAAATCTTTGATGTTTCCATCTTCATCTTTCACGCGTGGAATTCCGTTCTCATCTATAAAGAAATGAGCATATCCCGCATCAGGCGTTTGAATTGCGGTAGCCAGTTTTTTTAATGTGCGAATTAAACCCATAGTTTCTAATTTAGTATTGTTAATTTACCGTTGTCGAGTACGAGAGTTCCGTCATTAGACAGTTCGGAAACTACCATTTCCTTTCGGGCTGTTACTACATAGACTTCCCCATCAAGTATCTCTCTGATTCCTGAATGAATATCTATTGCATCGACAACTTTTTTTGTATTAAACCCTGCTCCCATTATTGTTTACTTAAATGTTTTAAGATGTGTTTAGGTACAAGGAAAACAATGTTTCCTAACTTGGTGCGGTAAGGTTCTTTAGGTAAATGCTCAAAATTACCCTTACCATCGCACTTGCAATAATCTTCGGTGTCCGTGAAAAACACTCTCTCACCATCTGAAAAATCGTGAGGAAGGTCTGCTTTAGTACCTATGTACAAATCGTTTTCTACTTTCTTGAAAGCCATAACTATCTGATTTCTAAATCTGCGTCTTTTAGTTTGAAATAGTTATCACTATCATTTACAATGATGTCCTTTGCTATACTAACATAAAGGAATCTTCTCGTTTCAAAGTCGTCTCCATCAAGTTCCGATGGGATAGTCTTTGATGCAATTAGCGGATTAGATATTTCTTTAGAATACTTGTCGCTAATGGTTTCGATTTTAATTAGCGTTTTCGTTGTTTGGGTGTGTTCTTCTCCACCTGCTACTACGATGTGCTGATGCTCCACTTCTTTATAAACATCCATACGAACATTGAGAACGTCATTTGATGTGTTTTGTGAAACAGTAATGTTTTTGAAGCAAACGATATTTTCTTCGCCTGTTCTTGGGTTAGTAACCACTTTCTTTTTAGATACGATTTCTTTCATCTTGATTAAATTTATATTTGAGCATTTGTTGACTGAATTATAGTAACCTCTCCTTCCGAGAGTATATTTCCTGATGTACCCGCACGCATACTATCAACTCTAAAACGAGTTTGATTAGAACCTTCTAATTGAAACCAACATACAACCGCATTGTCTGTTGGACTTATGTAACTTCCAACACCTAAAACTCCTTTGCCTGCTGCGGGATTATTATGAGCAATCGTTTCAGAGTTATTGAAAATGTTATTTGGACTGAACAAGAATCCCATAAACCTCAAATCAATCGCAGTATCAGCCCCATTAGATGAGCCTGTTACGTGTAAATGCCAATGGTTTTGACCGCCGTTAGCATTATAAGGTGGCGATGTTTGAAAAAAGTATGGTAGTTTTATGTGATAATAAATGTTCGCAATGTTTGTTCCGTCGTGATAATCGGCAATGCCCCAATTAATTGAAGCGTCATCGTTAGGTGTTTCTTGTCTGATAACACCGTTTACGTGTAATCTTTCTTCGGGAGTTGTTGTGTTGATACCAAATTCTCCTGAATTTAGAATGATTGCTCTCTGAATATTACTTGTTCTGAAATCCATAGCACCAACCCAAGTAGGATGATTTTCTGAATGTAGCCTTATTGCCGTTTCAGTACCACCTCTTAGATTAATGAATCCTGTAACGCTATCATTATACAAATCTGCACTATTAGCATCACCAAATCTTGCATCGCCAGCAACATCTAATTTTTCATTAGGGAATGGAGTTCCTATACCAACATTATTGTTTGCATCGCCTATCTGTATTGGGCTTGCTATGTCATTAATCATTTGGAATCTAATTCCACTAAATCCGATATTTCCGTGCAAGGCGTTGATGTTGTCATAAAATCTTATGAGTGCAAATGCACTTGGCACAGTTCCAGTACCTTGAAGTTTTATGTTTCCGCCGTTTACGTGCAATTTATCATCAGGTAAATTAGTTCCAATACCAACATTACCATCTTCATCTACTCTTACTCTTTCAATTCCTTGTGTGTGTATAGCAAACTCATCGCCTCTTGAACCTATTTGAACACCATTTATGTATGTTGTATTGGTATCTACAAAATAAAGATATGACCCTGCTGCTGCGGTACGAACCTCAACAACTTCAAACGTAGGAGAAATGCTGTTGTCATTCTCAAATAATGCGGGTTTTGCGTTGTCTTTTACGTGTAATCTACGTTCAGGAGTATTTTCATTTATACCTACATTGCTATTCATAATAGCAGCAACAGATACATCAACCCTTCCTGTTACGAAAAGACGCTCTAAAAGAGAGCCTGCTGCGTTCTCTGTGCGTATTCTGAAAATACTACCCGAAATATCTTGATTAAGAGAAATGTTGCCTAACGTCCTTAAAGTTGCCGTTCCTGCTCCATCACCAAATGTTAATATCGCGTTGGCAGTAGAAGCGTCAGTAAGTTTCAATTCTAATGAACTTCCTGACTTCTGAACAAATACAGCCTGATTAATACTTCCTTGTGGAGAAATACCAATCTTATCAGAGCCATATAAGGTGAATTCCTCATTACCATCATCAATAGATATTCTATTTCCATTATTAGAACTGTCGTGGTCGCCCACTCCTACAATTAAATCTGCTCCTGCGCGAGTACCACTTTCAGTATAGCCTTCTAATTCGACACCTGTTGATGTCGGAAACCCTGTCGGTCTGCCAACAATGTCGTTATAGTTTATAGGGCAATCTATTTCTGTTGCTGTTGGAAGCGCATTGTCATCAAGGTCGTATATAACCTGCGTGTCCGCTTCAAGGTCAACAAACTTGTATCCTTTTTTTATACTCGTCAAAGAACCTAAAGTAGTTGCTCCCGCAGCAGCAATTCTTCCGCCCAACTCCGTACCGTCAAGTTTAAAGGCTTTCATTTCAAGAACCATTAAACTGTAATCTACTGTTGCACTTGCGTCATCCAAGAAAACTAATTTGTCCCACGCAGGGAAAAGATTAGTCTCATCAGTCAAAAGCAATATTTTTTCAACTGGCGGTAATGTTATAGGAAATTGAGCCTCAACCTTTGATTTAAAGTCCGCAGCAAATTCAGCACTATTCACTTCAAAATATGCCTTCTTCAAGAATATTTCCTGACCTGCGGGCGGGGTATAAGGCGTGCCGTTGTATGTTATGGTCTTAACTCTAAAGTTAAGTTCTTCTCCTTGTGAATCTATGTTTGCTTGGTATGTGCCTGCGTTGGTTGTAAGTGTCCAAAAAGCACTAACACTTGTTTCGGTAATCTGATAGCATATTTCTTCATAGTTTCCGCCACCACCAACTTCAAAAGGCAACTCGTTTTCATCGTACCCAAAAAGTTTCTTTGAGTTCTCTGCAAGAAAGCGAGAACCCGAAGGTCTGTTTGCGGGTAGTTCCGATTCAAGACCGACCCAAAAGTTGCTATATATTTGTCTAAGTGCCATATCCTACTGCGATAAACTATATTCGACGGGTGTAATCTGATTGAAATTGTTACCATCAATTTCGTTATACAGAATATCCCCTAAATTATTTCCAAAAAATTGTCTGCCAAATTGAGTTGTAAAGGTATCATAGTAGTACCCAAACAATCCTTTTTTAGCATTTAAGTTAGTTCCCGTTTCTACGGAAAAAACATTATTCATTGCGTCCAAGTTTGCCTTTAAAGCAGTAAGGTACGCTGATGAATTAGTGAATGTATTGTATTGTCCTCTACTCCAAGTCATCAAGCATTTAACAGCGATGTAGTTTACAAACTTCAATCGGTCAACTCGCTTGCCACCAAATATGCAATTCCTTAAAATTGTCGTGTCATCAATATAAATACTCATATACGACACTCCAAATTGATTAGCAGTTTCAGGAGAGCCACCTGTTGTCAGGTATGCTGTCTCTCCTTCATTCTTTATCTCGGTAGAACTCAAACAGTTTACATTAAAAAACAGACCGCTATTGTTCAGTATAAACAAATCTATTGCTGTAACGCTTAGTATAGACGTTCCTGACTTATAAGAATCCGATGTTATATTCGGATGGGTCATAAATGTACAGGTGTTCATACCATCAGAAACACGAACTCTTAAATCTCCTGATTCTCCATACTGGAACGGAAGGTTTCTGAAAACAGTATTTTCAAGACTATTGACAACTGCAAACTGAACATTAGACAACGGCTCATAATTATCATCTACACTAAGTATAAAAATATCCTTTGCATTTTCGGGTGTCAAAGTAATAAGGTCTTGCCTAAATTCTTCCTGTCCCGCGCTTTCAAATCTACCGCCATAAACGATTGCGGGAGCGGTTGCCTGACCCGTTAAAAAAACATTGCTATCAACGCCTATGTTAGTGAAGTCTTGGTAAAAGTCTATGTTCTCCACAGAAGGCATAATGTATTTATGTTCTTCCGAAATACTTGTTTCGTTTGCCAAAGTGAAAGCATTTGTTCCACCCATCAAATACAATGAGTTATCAACCGAATTGTTCAGAATATAATTATTCCAAGACGCTGTATCTTGAACCTTATATCTTCTGTAACGGTGCGCTCTCCAATCTTTATCAATGTCAATATTCAAAACCTCATTTACGCGCCTCTTTATGAATCCTTTTCTTGTGGCTATGACAGTGCCATTTGCGTTCTTAACCTCTCTATCATTGAAATCATACGTTATCACATCACCAACGTAAGTAAGGCTCTCTGCGTCTAAAGACAATTCACAATCAGATATAGCGGTAAGTGCAATTTCTTCTGTAAACACAGGCTTGTTTTCCTGCGCAGTCATATCCATATAAGGCGTTCCGTCGTGAACATCTGTGTTAACGATACCTATTGGTGTCATAACTGGCTTTCCGTTCCCGTCATTTATGGTTTGACCATTCAATGAGGTGGCTACATCGAACCTGTCTTTAGTGTATTTGAATTTAGCACCAATGATGTCCTCTAATTCTGTGTTAAAGTTTATGAAGAACCCACCTGAAAAATATTGAGTTACAACAACTATGTCCCCAACTTGCTCTGTACCTGTATAGGTGGCAGGAAGTTCGGTTATTTCAACTTGACTTCCTTGTGCTAAATCAGTAAGAGGCGGGTCAAAAAAAGCAAAGCCTGAAACATTCTGTAATATCTCAACTTCATTTTCTATTTCACCCGTCATAGAGTTTTCCACATAATACTTGTGTTCATAGTCCAATAACACATACTGCCCGCCAATGACAAACTGCTTGTTGTCTTGAAGGGTAACTAACTCATCAAAAGTTAGTTTTCTTACTGCGCTCGTATGTTTATTGTGTCCTGCTCCCATTGGGTAATTTCTATTAAGATGCCTTTGTATAGTACAAGATTAATGTATAGTTTCCGTCTGTTGGGAAAGCACCATTTCCACCATCACCTAAATTGATAAGATTGGTAGCAAAAGTATTTGGTATTCCCGCACTACCCGATTGGGTAGTATTTGCGATGTCGAAACTGTGTATGATTGCCGAACCCGTAGATTGTGAATCAGGAGTTTCTACGAAGTAATCGTACAAACTACTGAATACAGTAGAGTTTCTGCCAATCAATTTGAAGTCAACATACTGACCAACACCTAAGTTATGAGTTAATACTTTATACGGGTTGCTGTCTATGGTGGTATCACCCAAAGATGCAGGCGTGAAGTTTATAACCTTACGATAAACCGTAACACCACCAAAACTTCCAAAAACAATTTCATCTTCCGAGAACATTGTTCCGAATATCGTATCAATCAAATCGGCAAATTGCGCCTGTGTTGGCACGTCGCCAGTCTCAAAAAAGGATTTTAGTGTTGTTTTGTCTTGAATAGCCATTGTATAAATTTTAAAATGTTAACCAACTATAAACGTGTTCTCAACAATCATAACTCCTATTCCTATAAGAGATAATACGATTCGAGAACCTTGAACGTTCAACCAAAGGTCTGACGCTCCGCTCGCATCAAAAGTATGTTCTTCTAAACTTAATCTGCCTTCATCGACAGCGTTAGACGGTGCGATACCACTTGACGCATTATATGTAGTAGTTTTGCCAGTAACCGTGTTGGTTACAGTAAAACTTCCTGCTGCATTATTTCCCCAAACAAAAGAAAATGATGATGGGTCTGTTATTGTTCCTGACTGACCGCTAATGTCGGCTTGTTCGGAAATATTGACAGTCCCTTCTTCGGGTATCATATCCTCTAAACGAGCAATAACATCTGATAAATCTACTTGACAACTTCCTTCCGAAAACTCGTCAGAAGGTATTGCAGGGATAAGAACTCCACTTAAAAAGAACTTCCTGTCTGCTGTCAATTCATTTGAAGCCTCATCGAATCTTTTTGCTAAAGAAGCACCTGTTTGAAGCCTCTTAATTACAACGTCATCTATCCAAGTGGTAGAATCCATTGCAGACGTATTAAACCTTAAAATAATTTCTTCTGAATCAGGAGCAGTAAATTCTATCTTATATGTGCCATCATTTGCAGGATTTTCTACGACAGTCAACGTTTCAAGAACAGAGTTATCGTCTGCGTCTTGAACCTCTACAACTAATTGATTTGTTGTAATTCCGTCAAAGAATAACTGAAAAGAAACCTCGTGCTTAAACTTAGCAGTAAGGTTATCGAAAGTTCCGTCAAGAGCAGTTTCGCCATCTACAAGTTCAAGTCGAATTCCGTTAGGCGGATACGCGTCTGTAAAGGTTGTTCCGCTATCAAAATCACCTGTGGTATTGTCCTCAAAATCGTTTACGTGAACAATCTTCTCATTAACACAAATAACAATTTCTGTTTTAACCACTCCCGAAGATGAAGGGAAAACAGGAACAGAGCCATCGGTAACTGCGCTTCCATCTAATTCCGTTACACCTACAAGTGTTTTTGTTCCATCTAAAGTAACAGCATACTCGACTTGTAATAGCCTGCGTGAGCCATCAGGACTTAACTCACTCGCAGGAACTAACTCGATGTCTTTTCTAACAACATCTTCCAGTTCGTCTGTATTCTGATTTATAGCCTGTACCTCTGCTAATATAGCAGCAAGCAAGGCTGTGTCTGAACTCGTGTAGATACACGTAGTTATCAATTCGATTGCATCGGCTAAACTTGTTGGAACTGCATTATCGACTTCCCATTCATTATATAAGCCGAAATCTGCGGGAAGGCTTTTCATACCACCTCTTAATCGCACGCCAATTTTAACTTGTTCTTGTGTGCGAAGTTCCGTAGGCGTGTCGAGTTTTATTTCTAAATCACGCTTCTTGTAAGTGTGATTATTGATATAGACCTCATCATCCTTTAATGTGTAGTCCTGTCCCGTTGCAATGGTTACAACTTGTCCCGATGAAAATATTTTGTTCTTAATAACCATCTTTATTGCATTTAATTAATGTAAAACTAACCTATTTGTATTTAAGTATCTTGGTTTGGCAGTAATCTACTCTCATCAAAAATCTTGTCTAATTCTGTTTGAAATTCAGAAGTTGACTGACTTGCATCAGAGAAGTTTTTTACTCCCGTATTATTCTTTCTTTGTTCAATCAGTTCAGATTGATTGGAACTTTGTTGGTCGATTCTTTGGTCTTTCCTATCTTCCTTTAAAGTTTCTTTCTCAATGATTCCTGATGTTTGTGCATTAATAACTTCCATCTTTCGGGTATGCGCTCTCTCCGCGAGTAAATCGTCAGTAATTGCTTTCTTTCTTCGCTCCCTGTCTCTGATTTCTTCTTCAAGTAACAGAAGTTGTTTTTTGGTTTCGTATTCTACCGTAACCGTTTGCTGTTTACTCCTTTCGGAAACCAAAGTGGTTTGAGCATTAGCCTCTGCCTGCGCCTGTATGTTATTAATTCTTTCGGCTTCGGAACGCTTCGCATTCGCATCTATGGTAAACTCTAAATACTTTACGGCACTCTTAACATTCCGTATCTGACGAGCCTTATTGTATTGAGCAACATTAATCTCTCTTGCATTAAGTGAAGTTATTAACGATTGTTCAAAAGCAATTCGTTCCTCATTATCAGGCTTAAAGTCAAAGTATATGCCGAATTTGTGCATAGGCAATGCCTTTATAGCGTCAAGCAACTCAACATTGTTACTGCCTATAATGCTCATATACCTATCCTTCAATGCTTTTGTTGTAAGGATGTCGTATAGCCTCAATGAAACAACCTCTGCGAATCGAAGGGATATTTGGAAACTGGCTTTTACAATATGATTTGTTGCATTATTAGAACTCGCCAAAAGAAGTTTTTGGACAGTAACGGATGTTTTACTGTTAGGGCGCGTAGTTCCGTCTCTCAACTCATTTATACCAACTAACTGACGAAGCCTTTGGTAACTATTCACAATCTCATTAGACAAGAATCCTAATGCGGTGTTGTTTATTCCGCCACCTTCTTCCCTGATTGCTCGCCCAATAGGGTCGCCATCCTCATCAACTTCATCCGCGAGTAAAATACCACGACCAAAGAATAAGTCAAGAACATCCTGCGGATTAACTTGCTGACCACTAAGGAAAACATTGTTTAAAGCCTTTGGGCTTATAACAGCAGTATTTGGGCGAAGTTCCATTTTAAGTTGCTGAAACTTAAACCACGTCCTGTGAAGGTCATCAATAATTGGAATCGCTCTTTGAACTAAACTATCAAATCTAATATGACCTCTTTCGCTTATTCGTTTTACTTTTGGAGCGTAAACCACGAACGGGCTTATTGGATTGTTTACTTCTTTTTCTACCTGATTTGGAATTTTTTGCCATTTTAATAGAACTTTTGCTGATGGAACATATACACCCTCATACCAAATATTGTATGGGATGTCGATTTTTTTATTCTTGTTTGAAGGATTGAAGCCGTCCTTTGTGCGGTCAACAGCCTTTACCGATTTATTCTTACGAAGTTTCTTGAATACCCTACTCTCCGTTACCAAATAAGCATAGGAAACATATTCAATCAAACGCTCACCATCTTCTGAATGGTCATAAGGGCGAGTATTATTCGGGTCATCTATTGCGTAATTTTTTATAGCAAGTAACTCGTCTGATTCTAATTCTCTGCCCGCTTCCTTCAATAATTGACCAATAGTTCCATAGACAAGTTCACCGTGATACCGAATATCATCGCCATTGTCAAGTTCAAATGTGCTGTGGATGTAATTAAATGGGTCAACATATCGAAGCCTTAAACCTTCTGCGTGGTCTGTATATTGGCGACCAACGGCTATTCCTAAGTCAACCAAGTCCTCATCCATTTTATCTTTTATAGATTCAAACCTTTGGTGTTTAAATACGTTTTCAATAGCCAACTCTTGTGCTATTTCTATACGGGGCTTATATTCAAGTTTTCTGACACGTAATTGCTGTTCATTTTTAGCAACATCTGTTGGGTTAACATCTATGCCTGTACCGTCAGAAACTATTTTTGCGATGTCCTGCGTGTAGAAATCCTCATCCAGTTTTCGGAAGAAGGCTTGTTTTTTGTTTACGGCAGTAATATCAATCGCCTCTGCTCTCGGTTTAAATAAACTTTCGTCAATGGCATTTATTAAAATATCCTTGAAGGTAGGCATTACCTTTAGGACAGAGTAATCAATCTTATGTGTCTTTACTTTAAGTTTTTCCTTCTTTTTTCTGTCGCCTTCAATCATACGTTGGTAATCGGTGGTCTGCTCACCTTTACCGTATTCACGCATTTTTCTTATCCATTTTCTGCGAACCGTAAGACGACCATCAAACCATTGCGTTTCAATAGCCTCGCCTACTTTTTGCCCGAATTCAAGACTTGACTTTTCTTCGTTTGTAGCAAAATCATCAGGAAATTTTGTATATACATAACCCATAATGTGTAAAAATAGTTTTTTTCATTTTCAAAGAGTTAGCGCAATGGTAATCATCACGCGCCAAATGCTGCTAAATTGACATTGTTTTGACCAACTCCTTCAAATGACTTACGTTGTTTAACTTTAAATTGTGCGCCCATCATTGCTTTCCCTGATGCGACTGCCAAATCGTGTTCTTTTCTTTTATTGATATTGAACTTAATCCACGCTTTTATGAATTCTTTGATGTAACAAGTACACTCACCTTCTTCTAAGTTGACACCAATTCTATCCAATATATGAGTTTTCAAAAGACTTGCTTCATCTTCTATGACTTTCGTAGAACTCGGCTGACCGCCATATTTCTTCTCTGCATCACTTAGGTCTTTTGGTTTTTTATCGGGTCTGCGTAGAACATATCCTGTGTAGCCGTGTTCTTCTATATGTTCTAATATCTTCGCCTTATTGTTTTCTATGTTTGCGTAGAATCCCCAAAACTGCATAGCCATAATTACATCATCATACGCATCTTCGGGTCTTTTAGGACGTTCAATGTATTTTATAAAGAGAGAATGGCACGGCGCACCTTCCATATTAAATTTGCTGTATGCAGCCAAAGCAAGGGGAGAACCCGAACCATCTTTAGTTTGACCGAACATATCGTAAGAATCCACTCCGAAACATCCTATATGGTGATTAGATGGTTGTTTTATTTTACCCATCTTTTTATTCCAAAAAGGTACTTTCATTTCTGATTGATTCTGCAACTCTTTTGGCGGAATCCAAGTAGTTACAAACTTCCCTTTAGGGTTTGGAATCCATTGAACATCTGACTTATACGGCTCGCCTTTCCACGCAAGGTTTCCTGTGAATATCAGTTCTTTTTTCTCGTGGTCTGTCAAATTGTTTAGATAATCTAAGTGAGCGTTTAAATTATCAATATCAAAATCATTATTCATTCCGCCTTCATCCCGCAAAGCGTGTTCTATTGTTCTCGGAACATTTCTGTAAAAAGAGTTTAATTCACTCTTTTTCATTCCTTTGGCGTTTGCTTCCTCAATTTTCCATTTAGTTATTGCCCCATACTCCACAATTTCACCAATTTCATTTTCAATAGGTTCTTTTGGGTCGTGAACAATAGGGTATCCCCACTTATCAAACATTGCTTCTTCCGCCCAAGTATAACAACAGTCAACGAAAAGAGCAATAAGTCCTGTGTTAGTGCTTCCTGTTTTATCTCTATTTAGAGGATTAGAGTTTTCCCATTCATACTGTGCGGACGCAGTATTAAGTTTCTTGTCCCCTGTGGTAGAGAAAAACTTGCCTTTTGGTTTTGTGTGCCTACTCTTATTATAACACCTTTTGTGGCGCGAACGGAATTGAGAAAAATCAATTTCCTCAAACTTGAAAACCTCATCATTAATAGCGAATGGATTTACACGGGTACTATCGTAAGCCGTAAGTTTCGTAGGATATGTTTTGATACGCGATGTCTCACTCTTTGGAGTATCGTGTGTAATCTCAATTTTTGTTTTTGGAAGGTCGTTCGGGTCATTTATGACGGGCTTAAAATACGTTGGATAATACTTGAATGAATCAACTATCTTGGATTGAAACAACTCCCACGCAAGTTCTTTACGCTCTGAAACAATAGGAATGTTACCATACTTTGTTATGGTCATATAGTTCAAAGCCTCACTTGCTGCCTCTGATGTTGCAGCAACACGACGGCTCTTAAAACGAAGTTCACCAAAAGAATCATCATCTGCCTTTACCGCTTCCCAATGCCACCAAGTATAAACGGCAGTTGTTCTAAACAACGGGTACATATCAGAATCGGTCAAGTAATAATAATTCAGGAACATATAGTTTGCCCCTGTGAGGTAAAAAACTTCCTCATCAATTTTTATGAATAGCCCGTATTTTCTTCTTTGGTATTCCTTGTCAATAAAATTCTCATATTTATCAAGCAAGATTAACCGTTTCTTTTTGTATGAATTACGAACGTTTTTAACATCTGTTTGAGAGGTTGCGTCTGCTAATTGAGAACGATAGTTTTCCTCTAACTCTAAAAAGTCTTGTGGTATCTCTGTTCGATTCCATATAGCCTTATCGGGTCGAACATCTGCGTTAATGATTTCTTTACCTTCTGAACTCGGAATGCCTATTAGTAAATTCCCAACTCTCCATACTTCTCCGAGAGTACCATCTTTTGATATACAGATAAAGTTCGGGTCGATGTCCGTGTACTTTCTGTTTTCCCAAGTTTTTTTTCTGTTGCGTTCCTCATAGACATTTTTCTTTATCAGAGACAATGGGTCTATTTTGGTCGCAATGGAATCTCGGTAACTCCTATCCCTTCTATCTATATCCATTTAGTCTAAATATTTTGAGAGTTTATAGGTTTTTTCAGGGTCAAAAATACCTTCGTCATCTAAGTCAACTTCCTCTTTATTTGCACCTTCTTTTTCAGCCTTCTCTATTTTCTGTAAGTTTTCCAACTGAATATACTTTAAGCGTATTTGGTCTAATAATTTGTCTGCTGCTTCTGATGCCTTTAAAATGCCGTCAGCATAGGTTTTAATCTGCGCATCTTTTAAAGCAAATTCTTCTTCGCTTTTGTCATCTTTGGAATCCTTCTTTTTAAGGTCTTGATTCAGGACATCAATAATGTTATCATAGGCTTTTGTCAATGCCTCAATATGCTTTATGATTCTGTCCTTATAATTAAACTCTATATTCATTAACGCTTCTTACTTTCTTTTTGCTCTTTGAAAAGCGGGTTTGTTTTTTTCTTTGACTTATCATAGTCGCGTTCAGATTTCTCATACCTTCTACGCATACGCTCTTTTGCTTTTTCAGATTTTTCGCGACTGATTCTTTGGGTTCTTGCGCGCTCAATAACAAAATCGCTATATCCCATTCCTCTCAAAAACTTAACTTCGGCATCAACTTCATCATTCCAGTATATGCTTTCCAAATCTTCTACCGTATCGTATGCGAAATTTGGAAGCCCTGTAAGTATTCCTGATGTAAGTTTTAATGCTTTATTGAGGTTATTTACTCTTGATTGTTTTGTTTTAGCATTAAACGCTTTCAACCAACTGTTTGACATCTTGTCGAGGTTATCAATCACAGGACTATTTATTACACTCGCGAAGTTTTGTTGCTTATCTAAAGCCTCATTCACTACCGCTAAAGCAATATTTCCTGCTATTGGAACAGAATCGGCGTTACCAAGTATTGCTGCTCTTAGCAAATCTTTGTCTGCGTCATCAGGTTCTTCGTCCCCAAACCCTAAAGCAGCACCTAAACTTCCTGCCATTAGACCTGCGATGTATGTATATAACATTGGCTGCGCAAACTGATAATTAATGAATGCTAATGCGTTCCTTCCAATAGTTCCTTTTGCTTCACGACCTCTCAAAGCCCTTACTAATTCTCGTCTATGGAAATTAGCATTTTGCAAGTTTTGAATCGGCGAGGTTTTAAACATCATAAAGTATCTCCAAAACGGATGCTTCTGTAATTTACTTTTTCCGAATGTAGATATTGATTGCTGCGACCTATCAACAGCACCTTCAAACTTGGCTATGGCTCTTTCTGTCGCCTCTGCATCTGACAAACCTTGCTTCTTAAATTTATCTAACCAAGCAGAATACGCAGGAACAGCACCCATAACACCGATAGCATCACCAAACTTTACATTAAGCATCGCTATATCTAATGCTCTCTTATAGAATCGGGCTGTCGCTTTTCTACTGGCTTCTAAATTTGAGTTCCCAAAACCAACACTTGATTGGTCAGCCAAATCAGATAGTCCAGTCATTGCATTTTCAATCCCGCCGACATCATATCGGTTTTTCAGATAGTCCGAATTCTTTAATAAGAATCTCATATTTTGAACAATCTCAACAGGGTTGTAGTGTTTTACAAAGTTCACAGGATTTATACCCGTAGGCATATCAAAAGCACCATTCAAAAATGATATGGTCTGTGTAAGACCAATCTTTGTTTTTAACGCGAGAACTGACCTTGCTGTGTTTCTTCCGAAGAAATCAAGCAACGGTGTTCCTTTTTCGCCACCTTGCTCTAAATCTTTTACCTTATAATAGTTCAGAATACTTATGATTTCATCAGCAGTTTCAGGATTATTCAACCGTATAGCCTTCTGAATTTTCTTGTCCTTTAAAAGTTTATTGTATTGCCTGTGAACCTCTGCGTATGCCACATAATGAGACGATTCTTGAATCTGACGATTAACTAAAAAGTTAACATCAACAGCCTGAATAGGGTTATCGTTATTAATACGTTCCTTTTGAGAAGAATATCCAGTTGAATTTATGCTTGAAACACCACCCAACAAGGCGTTGGTGTCCTCTCTTAAAGATTCAGGAGTGTCTTTTGAATCCCTATAAACTTTACCCGCGTAGAAATCGGGCTTGCCTAAAGAGTGGAAATTCATCTTTTTGTAAACATCATTAGATTCGATGTACAATTCCTCATATATATTGAAAAGAGTATCACCGTACTCCTTTACTTTTGGCGGAAGAATCTCATCAATCTTTTTAATAACATCAGGCGTAAATCCATTGGCATCAAGACCCGCTTTCAACTTATCGTTTTTAGCGTTCATCCAAACATTTAACATTTGTGAATAAGTCAACGGAACTGTTACTGGCTCTCGGTTTTCATCAGGGTTCAAGTTTGGACGACGCATCAAATCTATGTCAACCCTTTTATTTAAAAGTTTATGGGCTTTCGTGATACTTCCAAATATAGATTTCTGACTATCAGTAAGTTTCTTTGAAAAGAATTTTATACGCGTTTTCTTTAAAGTCTCTCGTCGTTTTAATTTGTTGACAAACTGAACCAATGCGCTCGAATCTCTATTTTCACCGCCTCTGCGAGATATTAAGGTTGATAAACTGTCTAAACTTCCCGTTACTGTTCCCTGAAAAAGTGTAAAGAAAGTTCGTCTTGCTTGCTTACGGACAATATCAACTATGTTCTTGGCGACACGACTTTCGTTTTCTAACTCTTTAAGGGACTTCAACGAAGTTTTACCTTCGGGGTTTATATCATCTTCTATGGAATCAATCAAGGCATTGTCCTCTTGCTGTATTGCTTCCTTCTGTTCTCTTAATTGGCTTCTACCCGTAGATTGAATAAAGTCTAATTGCTCTAAAGCACCTGTAAGCAATTCATTTTCATTATTGATGTCCTTTGTTGTGATAGCGTTTAGTAAATCAATAGAAATGCTCAATGATTCTATCTCGGAATCTTGTGCTTCTGTAAGCGTGTCGAGTTCTAATAATTCGTCTCGTTTACCTAACAACTCATCAAGTTTATCCAATCTTCTCTGTGTAGAAGTTCTCGCATCATTTGGACTGGATTTCGGAGTGTCAATATTGTTTTTTACTGATTCAAGAATTATTCTTGATTCTTCTGAAATGGTATTTGCTTTACGGCGACCACTTTCTTTTTTAGAAAGTTTGCTGCCGAGAATCCTATCAATGCGTCGTTTTAGAATTCTATTATCCAATACGGTAACAATGTCATTGACCTCATTGAATGATTTTTGTAGGCTTCGTTTTGTTTTAGCCTTCCTGACAGCATTCAGAAGTTTATTCAATTCTGTTTTTTGAATCTCATTAACTCGCGCACTATTTATGCTTGAACGAATGTATCTAATCAGGTCTTTCTTTATTTCTTCAACCGTTGTGTTACGGCTTCTGAACTTTTCGAGCAATTTATTTTTTGCTTCTTGAATAGCCTTTTGTTCCGAGATAATTGCATCAATAGAACTATCTACTTGATTCGTGGTCTGTGTTTGAGTGTCAATGTTTTGACCACTCAATATTTCGGCACTTGCTAAGTCGGTAAACCTATCTAAATTAAGGCGAGATAATTGTGTTCCCGTAAGACCCCTTAAACCAAGACCGCGAGCAATTTGAGTAAATAAATTTCTGAACCATTGAGTAAACTTACTTTTTCTACTCTCGTCTAAAATCTTAACACCTTTATCTCCGATAGCCTGCGCCAACGCTTCTTCAAGTTTTTGTTCTTCTGATAGGTTGTCGTATTGATTATTGTTTTGAATAGCCTTATGGTATTCGCTATCACGTATAAGGTTTATACCCGTGTCATAGACATCGCGGTTATTTTGCTTCACGTATGAGTTCCATAAATGACCGAATTCGTGTATAGGGGTATCCTGCTTAACCTTGTCTCTGTTTAGGAAAACAGTACCATCGCTAACAAAACCATTCGGGACGACATTTGAATCCTGACCAATCTCTTTTAGTTTGGCTGTAAAATCATTTTCTGACAAAACAGTTACACCTTCTGCAAGACCCGTTCTTTGAAGCCTTATAACAAGATTAGATAATTGCTCGCCCTGTATTCTTGGTTGTGAACTTTCAAATTGAAAATCAGTTTGCGTATTAGGCTCTCTAAACATTAAGCCCCCGTCCTCATTATCAAAGTCCTTATCTTTTTTAAAACCAAAACTTTCGTATAAAGAAATCAATCCTTCTTCTGTTGTTGTGTCATCTAAAGGGACTACATTAAGTTGAAGTGTCTTGTTTGTTTGGTCTGCGATTTCAGTTATTTTAGTTAATGCTTTTCTCGCACTACCTTGACCTCTACTGTCTCTTGCGGTTTGCATTTGTTCAATAGAGATATTTCCGTTCTTTTCTTTAAATAAAATACGGGTATCATCTACTGTTGCGCCTAAAGTATCTTCCAATACTGTTGATGAAGATTCGCCTATTTGGTTTACGAATGTCTCTAAATCAACATCTGCATTCTGATTGTTTTGTGTATCAACATTAGTTTCAACATCAGTATCTTCTTGGGTGTTAGTATCTTGCTGTTCTGATATGATTGAATCAATCCCTTCAAATCCAGTTTCAAGTTTGTTTTGGTTCTGCAAAAATTCTGTTTCGGTTATGGAATTACCATCGTTATCTACACGACTACCATTATCCTGTGTTCTCGGTTGACTAAAATCGAATTCATCAGGACGGCTTAACGCATCTACAATTCGTTCTTCAAAAGATTGAACAAAGTTCGAGTTCAACACATCATCTGTAACACCTTGCTCTTGCAGATAGTTTACATAACTGTCTGTATGCGCTTTGGCAACATCCTCTAAAGAAGTCGTATCATCTATGTTCTCAACAAGCCTTCCTATGGCTTCTCCTTCACTTTCTAATGGATTAAATGAATTATCCTTACTGTCTCGTGTTACGCCGTCAGTAACTTCCTTTATGCGCGTGTCGAGCGCATCAGCAAGTTCTTGGTTGTTCACTATCTCAACATTTGTGCTTCCGTCAATTATAGACTGTACATTTGCATCATCCTGAATAAACTTTTGGAAATCTTCTTTATTGGTCAAGAAACTATTGCCATCAACTTCAAGTTGAACTCTTTGGTTTATAATGATGTCTTGTTCAGAATTTAAAGTATTCAGCCTTCCTTCAACCTCTGTCTTTAGTGTTTTCTCCGCGTCGGTAAGATTGTTTTTTCTGTTCAACTTATCCAATGTAATATCTAAAGAAACGATTTCATTAGATACTTCGAGTAATCTCTTTTTAGAATCATCATCAAGGTTGTCGAAATTATCAACTGTTTCCCCAATAATTTGGTTATTGTCATTGAGCAATTTCTGAATTTTAGATTGAGTGATGTCTATGGCACTCTGTTCTAAATCAGGTGTTTCATCAAGGTATCTTTGAAGTTCTGTTATTTCCTTGACATTGCTAAAAACTTGATTCCTTTTATTCTTATTTGATATGTGGCTCAAAAATGCACCCGCAGTTCTTGGAGCAGCAGACAAAACACCACCAACGGAGAACCCGCCACCTATTGCATCCAATGAATTATCAAATAAACCCACTTCGGAATCTCCCAAGTAAAACTTATTGATAGCGTTCTGTGTTGTGTTTGTAAGGAATTCATCTAAAAATCCTTCTTCGGCAGCATCTTTCAATACTTCACCACCGCCCTTCAATACGTCTTTGAACCTATCTTTTACAGAGCGTCTTACCTGTCCTGAAAGTTGTTGAGTGGTAGCGTCCTTTAAAACCCGTTTTCCGACATTGATTCTTTTAACCTCACCAAAAAGCCTGCTGAATGCCAACTCGGACAAAGCCATTCCAGTAGATGCTAAGAACACTTTTCCATCAGACAAAGGCTCTTTCTTTTCTAAAAACTCTTTTCTTTTTTCAAGGGTGGCTCTATCTTCATCTGAAATCCCTTCCTGTTGAAGTTGGGTTTTTATAGATGCAAGTTCTTCTCGGTTTGCCTTTTCTTTGCGACGAATGTTTATCTCCGCATCGGCTTGTTGACCGATTACAAATGAAGTCTGACCAACATAAGGTATAGCCAACTGATGAACTGTGGCGACATTATCTGAAAGACCATCTACTGTAAAATCAACAACATCACCAAAACTGTTTATATCCGAAACAGAAATGCTTGGTCTAATGTTTTCTCGTTGTCTGTCAAGTATCTCTTTGCCTACGATTGTACTATTAAGAAGTCTTTTTTGAAGTTCCTCTGTCTCTTTGTCGAATTCTTCCTCATTATATTCGTTGCCTTCTATTCGGTAAACAGGCGGAACAAAGTCTTTATATCGCTCATCGTCTTGAAGTCCATTTGATAATATGAATTTAAGACGTTGACGTTTGTTGTTTAGTTCTGACCTCTCGAACTGGAACACAAAATTTGCAGCCAAATTAGCATACCCTATTCCCACGCGTGTAACAACATTATCAAGAAAACCATAGTTTCTTTTAAGTAAATCAAGTTCTTGTTCCATCGTACCGATATTGGTAACGCTGTTTTCAAGTTGATTTAGTTTGTTGATTCGCTCGTTTAATGCGGGTTCAGCATTAGTAATGATTTCGTTTCTCTGCTCAATTAGTTTGCCTTGCTCACTAATCAAGTTATCAAACGATGTTCTCAACTGATTAACGTCCCCACCACGAGTTGCTTGGTCTTGAAGTTTTTGTTTTTCAGTTTCAATCTCATTGAAACGATTATCTATTGTTGCGACACTATCTCTTGTTTGGATAAGACCCTCATCCAAAGTATTTATCTCACGTTCTAATTTCTGACGGTTTTGGTCTGCCAAGAAATTTTTGGTACGAACAAATGATTGGATTTTATCTTTTTCGTCATCGTCCAAATCTGATAAAAAATCTACCCTTTTCTCTTTTATTTTTGCTGCAATTAAATCTTCGCGCTTAGAAACTTTGCTAAGATTCTGCGGAGAGAAAAATGGGTTAAATGTAGTTCCGAAAGTTGGGGTTGATACTATGGCGTTTTTGATGTTCCCAAAGAACCCAAAATCTCCCGATTCTTCTTCTTTGATTTGATTGTCAATTTCAGACAATTCTTCCTGTGATAATTGTTGAAGGTTCTCGAATTCTTCAAGTTTTTTCAACTCATCATCTGTTGCTCTGAAAAACTTATCTTCGGGTTGCGGGATACGCACCTGTAAAAATTCAGGGTTTTCTTCCGATACAGGCTTGTCTCTGTCGAACTTTGAATTTAATACTATTTGTGTTCCGTCCTGAATAGTCTCATTAAAATCAGGATTTCTTATGAATGCTTGATTGAAACCAAAAGGACTTATCTCTGTACCGCCTTGCTGTGATAATTGCTCGAAATCAAAATCAGGGTTTTCTATAAAGGGCTTAACACCGTTTATGTTGTCAAATGTTGGTTTCGGGAAAAACGCTCTTGGTTCAAAATCCAAAGGAACTTTAGGCTCATTTATTAATGACCTAAAAGAATTATCTGTTTGTGATTCCAAAGACCCACCAACTTCCGTAGTTGACGTATCCAATTCTCCAACGTTTGAAGTTGAAGTAGTATCCTGTTGGGGACTGACTTTTTTTTTTACTCCGAACACACGGCTATTCCATTCGTCAAAAGAAGTGTTCAATTTTGACTGACCGCCGAAATGGGTAAATATACCTTTCTTGTACTCGTTATTATTCTGAATGCGAGACACCCAAGTTTTAAAGTCGGTCTTTAAAGAATCTTGTCCGCCGAACTCATTATATACCCCTAATAAATATTCTTCGTTCATACATTAAAATTTAGTCGGGTCGAAAGAGTTATTATCCTCTTTCAGTTGGAATTTTTTATTTAAAAGTAACTTATCCAAATCGTTGAGGTCTTTAAGTTTCTTGCCATTATCATTTTCAATCAACCTCGAAATATTATTAAGAACCTTTTTGTCGGTTTCAATAAAGTCCTCAATCACACGTTCTTCCGTTCTTGTTCTTGGAACACCATCATCATCAATAGCGGGGTTTCCTTCCTCATCAAGAATAGGCACTTGTTCTTTTATTACTCTTTGACCAAGAGCAAACACATCGCCATTTTGTGTTCGGATTAAATCACTATATGTAACATTGCTACGGCTATTACCTTTAACTCCGAATGTAATAGGCTTACCGTTTAAGTTGAATACTTCTGCGCTTTCTATGGCGACAGTATTTCCTTTTTCGTCTTTTGCATCAGCAATAGATATTTGACCGCCAGTCTCATCAGTAGAAGCAGATATTGTTGTTATTTCAGAAGCCTCATCGCGCTTACCTTTTCTAATCTGCTGACGCTTTCTTTGCGCTTCAAGTTGAGCGTTCCGTAAACGTTGTTGTTTAAGAGCGTCATCAAGTGTATTGTCAACAGTAACCTCTTCCAAGTTAGGTTTAACAACCTGCTCATAATAAGAATCTGCCAATAAGTTTTGTTGTACTTCGTCAAGTTGACCAAACGGAACATCAAAATCAACAAGACCTCTACGGGCAGCAGTCCCATACCAAGTGCGAGCCTCTACGCTATCCTCTGCAAACAAACCTCTAACAAGTCGTATTCCTTCTCGTTTTGTGTCTGCTGTAATCTGCTTGTTACCGTCCTCTTTGTCGAGTAGGTTTTCAGCAATAGACTTGCCATTTTTAATGAACTCTGCCTTTTTATTAAATGTAGAATTCAGAAAGTCATTATTGAATAGCGTACTGGAATTCAGTCTTACAATTCCTTCGCTGTTTACTCCACTCGTTCCTTCCTTAAAATCTCTTTCAAGAGCAGGACTATAAACATCTAATGACCAATCGCCATTAAGTTTGTATTTTCCTTGAAGTATAGAATTTTTAAACGATTCAATGTCAGCATCCAACACATCATTAAAAACACCTTTAGCCTTTTGTTCCTCTAAAGACTTTATCTTTTCAGAGTACGTTTTGTTTATGAGTACCGCAGATTCTATTTTTCTTTTCTCATCAGCCAATCTAAACCTCGCATCTATATCTCCCGCAGCAGCGCGCTTCGCAAGTTCCATATATAGAGGCTTGTTCTTTTCAAAGTTGTCAATAATTTGAGCGTTTAAAAACCCTGCATTTTCTTCGGGTGTAAGCCCGTCGTAAATCTCAAAGGTTTCTTTGGCTACCTTTCGATTAAATTCTGCCTCACGAGCCTTTCGTGCAAGTTCTTCCGCCTCTTGCGCATCCTTGTACTTACGCCAATACCTAACGTGTTCCTCTACAATCTGACCAACATTGGTGTTTTCTAAAGGACGTAATCTTGTGAATGCTGCTGCGTTAGTATTCTGCGCCATATCCTATTAACTTAAAAGTGTATTAGTATTGTCAAATAATGACGCATTTATATCACCGCCAGTATTGAAAAAATCTGAAAAATTAACAGAAGTATCAATGAGAGGATTGGTTGTTTCTGTGGTTGCTTGTTGAGGCGTACCACCACCTGAACCACCAATACCGCCATTCTGCTGTGTAGCACTTCCAAAAGCAAGAATACCTGATGCAAGATTGGCTATTCCAGTAGCAGAATCTTGACGGGCAGTTTGCAACTGCTGACCTAATCCTTGTAAGGCAAGGTTCTCGCGATTCTCTTGAATACCTTGAATGCGAGCCTCGCCCTGCGCTATTAATCTGCTTCGTTCTACATCCTGTCTCTCCAAATCGGCAGAGATAAGATTTTGAAGCAAAATATTTTGTTGGTTTATTCTTGGAATACCACCCAATACGCCTCGTGTACCTGCTCTTTGTAAAGCATCTACGCTCGTTGCAAGGTTGACATTATTGGCTTCTGTTTGTTGCTCTGCCTTTAATGTGCTTATTTGGATGTTCTTAAACGGGTTGTCGAGGTCTTGTCTCTCAAAGTTTTCTATGGCTTCTTTAGCCTCTTTCTTCTGTCGCTCGGCAGAAAATATTTGATAACCTGCTGTTCCTGCTGCGATAACTGCTGATGTAACTGCTGCCATATTACGAATAATTAATCATTATCACAAATATAGATATTTGAAAAGCATTGTCCTTATAATAATGGTAATATCATTATCTTTGGTATATGGATGCGCAATTAACTATCAGAAATTTAAAAGAATCAGACTATACAGACACATTACTTGATTGGTGGAAATGGCATAGATTTCCTGCTCCGCCAAGATTTATATTACCTGATAATATCTCTGACGGTCTTATGGTCGAATACAACGGGAAACCTCTTTGCGCAGGATTCTTATATTCCACTTCATCAAAGTATTTGTTTCACGTTGAGTGGGTTGTGTCCACCTACAAAATAAAGGACAAAGATATTCGCAAAAAAGGAATTCATCTTTTAATCAATGGGCTTTCCTATGTAGCAAGAGAGCAAGGCGCGAGAGCAATATACACGTCATTGGTTAGAAAAAACCTTATTGATAGATACAAAGAATGCGGATGGGTTGAAGGTAGTAGAAATGCTACTGAAATGATTAAGGCATTTCAGCCCTCTCATAAAAGTTGACCAACACTTTTCTAACACCGTTCTTGATAACCTTCGGGTATTTGCTGTGAAACATATTAGCATCATACATCAAAAGCCTGTTTGGGACACCTGAAATAAAGTCTGTCATAATCCATTTCGATTCATCATTACTGTCCTCTATAATCAGTCTATCGAATTCTTCATTTGAAACAGTAACAGGCAGGATGCTACCGTATTGTTTATGCGAATAAAAAGCAGTTCCGCTATCTTTTACTTCTATGTATAATACTGATGCGAGAACGGCTTTCTTTCCTTCAATTATATGGTCGGCGTGTATCCTTAAATCAGTATCAAAGTTTTCGTGCGCACTTCTTATGAATGACAAAATCAAATTGTGTCCTTCTACCTCTAACAAAGGCAGTAAGTCCTTTGGAGTTTCAAGAACAGAAAACTCTTTTTCTCCCATTTTTACTATCTGAAAATCAGACTTACAGTAATCTATAAGAGCATCAAAAGTGTTTGCCTCTAAGTAATTGTCTCTTGCTATAATCATTATGAGTAATTGGATTTTTGAACTTCAAATCTAACAGCACGAAGGTCTATTTTTTCTGTGTCATTGTTGACCATTTCTACGCGCATTACATCGCCTCTTATGTCGCTGCCATCAATATTCTGATTCTTCTCGTACATAAGGAATGATGATACGGCGGTAAACGGCGTAGCAAGTACAATCCTGTCGGGAAGAATGTTTGTTATTTCTATTGGTGTAAAAAGAAGATTAGCACTCCTTATAAAATCACCTACACATAGGGATTCAGGAAGAACATCATAGAATATTTCTCCGCCAGTAATGGCGTATTCCCCTAAACCAAAAATACTACTTGCAGTTGTAACTCCGTTAGTGTTACCCATTATTTCAGAGTAAAAGAAATCTTCAAGTTTAGTGAAACATTCTTTTGGAATATCCCTTGAAGTTAGCCTTGTCTCAATAAACACATCCCAAGCGTGAGAGCCTTCAATACCCATAGCATTAAAAACCTTTTCCTCGCTAAAAGAATCATTTACAAAGAATACTATTTTGCTGTCAAATTGTTCTCCGAAAAACTCATTACGGTTTTCCGTAGCATTCATTCGATACATAACACCATCTTTCCAAGCATAGAACTCATTGTTAGCCCCAAGCATAAAGTCAGGTTGGAACGAGAAATAATTAGGGAATCCCTTTGCTATTTCTTTAAACGTAAGCGTACCTTCTTCTGATGGTAAATGAAGCATATACTCACCGTGTTTCGGGTCATACCCGCCAACCATTTTGTTCAGTTTATTTGCCGACATCAAATTGGAAAACTCGTGTTCTAATAGATTTTGATTTATGGTTGTAATTCCATCATTAGCCAGTCTTATTAAATCACCTCTTTGTTGGTCAGTAAAATATCTTCGACTGCCTATTGATATGAAACTTTCAGGGTTCTTTGATATTCCGTGCTTGCCACGAGCATACTCACGATAACTATTTCTATTGAGTACATTTGTGGCTATACCAACTATTCTGCCACCTTCTACGTCATTAATGATTTGCTTATTGTATGGCATTATACCTATCGCATCTTCTTGAAGAACAAGGATGTTCCTGTTTCCGTCATTGAATATTTTTTGGATACTACCTTCTTCCTTGTCAAGTTTTATGAAGTTCAGCAACGAAAGATTAAAAGTATTCAGTCCATTGAAATCGGTGTCATCATTATAAAGGTCGCTCCACGTTATGTCAGCAACACGGGTAACTTCTTTATATTCTTCTCGTATGTTGCTCAATGGTCTAACACCTACATCAAGACCTTTGGCATTAAACTCGTCCCTTATTTTATAACTCTCTACGGCATTCCCATAACTGAAACAGTTGAACCAATCTAACTTTACACGAAGGTCTTGCGTTGCTGTTTGGGATTGGTCGCCAGTAGTATTCGGTATTTCTGTCTCAAAGTTATTTGTTATATGGCTGTGGAATCCATTTATGATTCTGTAATTTTTACCTACCTCAAAGTAAATATCAGGCGGTTGGTCTGTTGGTTCTGTCTCAAAAACAATTCTGTTATTGTTGTCAGCCTGCAATATCTCGGACGAAGAACGAACCTTAACCCTTCCGTCAAGGTCGTTATTCTGTGTCGCATTCGACTGAACAACCATAGTCATAATTCCTTCTGTCAAATCTTGTTGTATTCGATTTGCACTTCCATCAGGATATAAGACACCACGAACAAAACGAATTCTATCAATGGTCATCGCAGGAGATATTTCGGAAAAAATATCCTCTTTGTAAAACCACTCCTGAATGTTGTCGTAATTTCCATTAGCGATAACATCTACTTCCCATTGAGTATTACCTTCGTTATATTCATCATAAACCAATCTAATTCTTGCCCCTGCAAATATCTTCTCGTCATCAGGGTCGGTAAGTATTTCTCCGTTCTGACCGAACACGCGAAAGAATGCGTATGCTTTTGAATTTGCCGATGTGCCAAAAGGCGCAGTTGCATTTACATTCCACTCGTCAAGTAATGAATGTCCGTTGTCGTTAGCAAAAGTTATTTGCACACCGTCCATTAAAGTAACTGGCGTTCCTGCAACAATATCAATGTCAGTTTGATTCCAGTTAGCACCATCATCAATACTCCATCTAAAAGTATCAGGGTCGCCACCTGTGGCAAGACCGTCTATTTTAATGAGGAATCTTAAACGTTCTCCCGACGAGCCAGTATATGTTCCGCCTGTGGTTAAATCATTCAATGTGTCGCCGTAATAATGAGCCTCACTAATGTATTGCGTAAGACCCGAAACAGGATTATCGTGTCTATTTGCAGAAGTGTCATAAGTGTTTAGTAAGAAGTTGTCGTAATCATCTAAGTCAATTCGGAATCCTTCGGGCTTTATTTTGAAATACAAGCCCGCTCTTTCTTCTATTGAATCAACAACATCGTCAGGCTGTAAAAAGTTTTTCTCTTGCTCTACAACTTCAAGAACCTTTACCTTTATCAAAGGCTCTATCGGTGCTTGTGTATCAGATTTGACAATTAGGTAGTCGCCTTCCTTTACTTTATCCCTGTCCGCTCCTTCAAGTTTAACCCAACGGAAAACCCCATCTTCATAAAACAATGTAGGCAAAAGTTGGTCATATCCTTTTTTGGATTGCTTGACAAAGAAACGATAATATGTCGCCCAACAAGGCGGTCTATGCTTTAGAACAATATCAAGACTGTTCGCAGTAACACTATTTTCATTAGGAATATACCTCGTATTAGTTTTACTGTTTAATATAGTTGTGATTCTACCGAAATCGTCCCCATAAACAATTCCAACTTCATAATCTCGGTTGCTCTTACAGGATTCCAAAGGCTCTAAACTTGGAACATCTACGAGTTCTGTACCTATAACGTTGTTGTTTTCATCATACACCGTTTGAGATTCTTGAACGGTATTTGGTTGCGCATCAAGTTCAACAGTATAATCAATCTCAATAGGGTTCTCATCGCAATCAATGATGTTGTAGTTTTCTTTGTAGTGAGCGTATATAAGCCTTCCGTCGATAATGGTTTGCGCCTTTGCTGTTAAAGGAACATTATCGAACATATTAGGAAGAACGTTGCTACTTAAAGCACGCTGAACTTTATTGTTGAAAAACGGGAAACTCTGAATCTCATTATCACCGTAACCAAGTTTGGCTTTTACAAAATCATCAATAATCCAAACAGCATTGCTTTCGCTCTCGGTGAATACGAGTTGTATTTCAGTTACTCTTTCGTTTCCTGTATTGAATTCAATTAATACTTGATTGAATCTGTTAACCATACTTCGGTTTGACTGCTCAACAAAATCATACTGGAAATTTCGTGGCTTAAATGCTGCCTTTGTAAATGGGGCTAATACACTATATTCACCATCTAAATAACGGTATCGGTATGAGAAGTATAAAAACTTTTCCTCAATATTGTTTTCTTGCTGCGTCTCTGTATCTGTATTTTCGAGAGTAAGCCTTAGTTTTTGGAACGGCGGTTTTACAATAACAGTAATATCATCTTCTGAAAACCCATTAGTTCCGTAGGTTTTTGCCCGTTCCACATTTATCCTTCTTGGATTTCTGCCCCATTCTGACCAAAACAAAAGACCATCAATCTCGTTGATTCCAGTAATATATCCGTCTTTATCAAGGTTTAGAATTCCTAACGTGTCGTGAAGTATGTCTGTGGTCGTGTCATTGTTTATGTCATATTCGACAATCTTACTGAACTGACCTGCGGTGCTTGCGAGATAATAATAAATAACATCTAAGTCCTCATTATGAAAAGCCGTTACACACTTTAAATCGGTTCTCCCTTCTGTGGCATCACTAATTTCAAAAGTTCCTTTGATATTATTGCCAACACCGTCGTCTCCACCGTTGGTATGAAATCTTAAATTCCAAGCGTCTCTATGTATGCCTTGCTTAATAAAGGCTCTATCGGTGTCTTTATCCATTACACCGCGAACAAAAATGTTTCTAATTTTAGCCATTATATCTAAGGGATACAGACCTCATAATTTGGTCTAATGTTATTTTATCCGAGAGTAAATTTTTACTTCTTTTCTTATTTATCTTATACTCGTTCTTCCAGTATAAAACTTCATTCATCGGAACGTTCCTTTTGCCTTCAACAAGTTTCCACTTTATATAAGTGGTTATTGTGTGTTCAAGGTTGTGGTTTATCTTAATATCACAGTCATCTAAAGAATCTAATCCTGCTGACTGGAATTCTATTACGATAAGCCTATCAACTAAGTCGTCGCTAAACACAAAGTATCCGCCCTTCTTATCTTCCTTAACCCAACTGTCGTCAAAGTTTTCTTCTTCACATCCGCAATGAACATCAGGGCATTCAAATTGATAACAGCAATCTCCTTGCTCTGCATTAAACGGATGACCTTCAAGGACTGTTCCGCAGCAATCATACAGTAACTCTGCATCATTATCTTGCAAATAATCTCTAATCAACGGGCTTGCGTTTGTGTTTAACGGAACAAGTTTTCCGCACTTATTTAGAACAGAAACCCTACTCCAATTAGTCATATACTTAGGGAACGGGAAAGTTCGATTTGCGCCCAACTCAATACTTATAGCCTTGTTCTCTGCTTTGAGGTCAACATTTAATTTCTTGATACCCATTTTCCCGTGAATGGATGCTCTGAAATACTTTACGTGCTTGAAGTAACTGTCGTCATCTGCCGTAATAATTATGTTGTCTATAACGTTTTTTAGTGTTATATACTGTGCCTCTCCCCAAAGTTCGGGGTTCTCGTAATATTGTTGGTCTGTTAAAGTCTCTCCTGTTGCCATTATTGTCTATTTTCTGATTGTGCATCCTGCGCTTCACCTTGTTTTGTTAATTGAGCAATTTGTAATTCTCTTAAATATTTAGCAGCCATAACAGTCGTTTTCTCAATCAACTCATCATACGCGCTTTTAGGCATATCAATATCTTGATAATCCGATGCTGTCGGGCTAAACATAGGTTTGCCCTGAAACTCCGTACCCGTCCACTTTGGGGTCTTTGGTGTTCGTAAATAATGTAGTTCAACTTCTGAAATATCAGTAGGGTTGACCTTTATTTTTGTGCCAACTAAACTACATACAGGAGAACAAGAACTTGGCTTCGCATAAATATTTCTTCTAAGGTCTAATAGGTCTGCGTATTGCACTTTATCAATTCTGTTATCCCCATCAAAAACATCTTCTGCAAATTCACAGTCTGCGGGCAAATCAAAAGAGCCTGATGCAACTGCGATTGTTTCCTCAAAAGAAAAGAACTCAACCAACTGTCTGACGTGTTCAGAATAGTTAGATAAATTCCTGCCTTCAAGATGCCAGTTTTCTCTACGCTGATTCACTTTTAAGTCAATCAAATATTCATCATATATCTGTCTTTGTGCGTTGGCAATGAATAGATTAAAGTGCATCGGTTTTAGATAGCCGAGTTGTTCCTTATTCAATAAGGCTTGCACCGTTTTGTATATCGAATCAATCATCGCATAATGTTTTAAACAAATATATGCAAATTAAAAAGGGCAGAATTGGGTTATCAGTAATCCAAAAAGCGTTGCCAAATTAATGACAACGCTTCTCTACGAATGGCAATCCTGAACAGGACGGGCTTGGATAATATTTTTGAGTTGCTTAACTAACCTTCGCAAGAAACCTGTGTGTCAAGCAACTCCTTTTCTATCGTTCATCCTTTGACTTGTTCAATTTACACAGGTGAAATCTAATTAAATCAGCGAAATAAGGACGAAACTTCTTCTTGGTGTTATCGTGATTATTCTTCTTCGTCAGGTAAAGTTACTAAAGAAAACTCACTATCAAAAGCATCAGGCGATAAAAACGAAATATTTTTATCATCATCCACAACATAGTAGTCTCCTTTTACTGGCGGACGTTTAAGGTTTGTTGCTCTAACCAAAACTTCAAGAGGCGATGCTTTTCCTTTTTCATCCTTATTGGATTCATCCAGTATAACATTCCCTTCCTCATCTTCAAACGTTAGAACTCCGTCCCCACTCGTTCTTCCCTTACGAGTGATGCTGTGAATTTTTAATGCACCCACAACTTTGGTGCTTTGATACTTTTTTAAATGCTTCATATTGAATTACTTTTTGAGTGCGTCGATTTTATCGACCATTATTTTAAGTGTCGCGCGACCTTCTTCATCGGTTCTTAACCAATTAGCAAAGTCCACGATTACGTCCTGCGGTTGTGATGCAAGATAGATGGGGTGTCCGCTATCTTTCCAAGCAACACGTTTGCCGTCTTTTATAAATATGATTTCTTCGGTAAGAGCCAAAGTAATCATAAGTTTCTCATCATTGCTATCAGAGGCAACATACTCATTCAAGTTCCTTACAAAGTCAGGCTCATTCTCACACTTAGTTCTAAGTATGATTTTGAGGCGTTCTTTTGTTTTCTTGATGTAGTTTACTCCTAAGAACCAAGCAGCGATAGAACGAAGTGTGTTCTCATCAGATTCCATAATGGCTCTACGAGCCTTATCTAAAGCCTCAAATTTCTCAATCTCAAACTTTTCTTCTTTAGCGATGTCAAGTTCTTTGAACTGGCTACCACCATTTGCAACATTATCAGGGTGTTGTCGCATAAATTCGAGAAGGTTGCTCATTTGGGAATCTACTGATATGATTCCCTTCATTATGTAAACAGGCTCTTGTTCGGGCTTGTCGGCGAGTTGTCGCTGTTCATCTACATAGATACTATCCAAGTCAGGGCAGTACCTAATCTGACGTGTTTTTGTTTTGCCCTTTCTTGCGCCCGACTTTACCTTCTGATAAACCGTAACAGGGTTACGGACAATAACCCTTTTTGTTTTTTTAACTGTTATGAATGATATTTTTTCCATTGTAAACTACTATTAATATCAACAAAAATAGTAATTAAATTGTAAGTACAAAAAAACGGCGTACCAAAATTACTTCGGTACACCGCCTCAAAAAGTAGCGAATGGATGCGCTGCTATTTTATAATAGTGATTGCTTCGGGACAAACAACGGCAATCGCTACGGTAGTTGACTTAGAGATTTTTGCGTATTCGCAATCTCCGTCTCCATTGAAACCACCTGTAAGGTATGTTCTAATCATACCCGCTTTACCCATTTTGGCTTTGTCCTGATAGGCTTTAAAGATGTAAGGAACTCTACGCTCAATACCGTTGATTTTGGTAGGCACAGTACCCATAGGCATCATAATACCTTTTGGCATAACATCCTTAACTCTTTTCTTACCTAACGGACTATTCCCTTCTGTAAGCCCCCACTTGGAGAAGTGAATAACGTAGTCATCCTTACGGATAGAGTTAAAGCCGATAGCCATAAAGTTATTAGGAGTGTTACCTAAAACCAATTTCAATTCAACGTTAAGGCTCGCTGCTAATTGAGAAGCAATCTGCTCAAAGTGGCGGTACTGCGTAGTATCGCAATGGCAGATAAACTCTTTGTTTCCTCTGTATCCGAGTGAATCCCAATAAGTAGTGATGGCTTCCAAGTGAGCAAGGTCTGTAATGTATCCTGTGTGAACAAGTCCATTTTCTTCAAGGTTTTGGAACAAACCTTTAGTACCATACTTACCTGCTGCATAAGCGTCCGAGCCTTGCTCCGATTCTACTTCAAGCATCAACGACTTCGCCATCTTACGATTCAAACGCTTCTTACATTCAAGAGTGTTGTCGTCGTACCACATAACTTCGTCGTCGTTGTTGCCGAGACAGTAAGCGTAACGATTTCCGCCTGAACTTTGCATCGCTTCTTTCATTGTGATAAACTTCAATACGTGCGATGTTTTCTTTCTCAATTCAAGCAATCCTTCTGGACTACAAGAACCTTTGTCGAAATCACCACCTAAGTCAGCATCAATAGTAAGGTTGGCTGTGTCAACAGTCCATCCCGAAGCCTCTCTACAAACAGCGGTAAACGTGTTGTTTGCTTTGTCGGTAGCAGTAATAACTCCGATTTGCGATACACCTGCGTCGTCAGTTACCAATACGGTAAAATCTTCGCGGATGAACCACGCATCTTCGCCAGTCTCATAACCTTCTACGACACTCCAATCAATAGTGAAATCGTTGCCGTTTCGGGTTACAGCACCATCATCGTCGATAACGAAATCAGGCGTTGTTGTTTCTACGAACTGAATATAATCAGTCTCAAAAGGTATGTTCATATTAAACATATCAAGGAATCCTAACCAAGAATCCTTCACTAACTCCTGACAATGAGTGTGAACTTGGTCAAGCATATCCTTCGGTAATCCCGCTCTCTCTCCGACGGTCTGCGCGATTTCAAAAGGGTCGCGATAGTTTTGGTCGGTATATGTAATCGCCGTATTCGGCGAGGTATTTCTGTGCGGATTTTGCGGTTGCGATGAAATAGGCATAACAAAAATAATTTAAAAGTTAAGCAGCCTCTACTTTGTTCCTGTTAATGGGAAAATAGGTTTTCCAAACTGATTGTCGTTCTTCTTTGAACTATCCCCATCAATAACAAGTCGTGCTGCGGATTCTGTTTCGTTTGCTATACTTGGGTCGTTAAGGTTAACATTTCTGTTCTCCTTTGAGAATGAATCCAAGAAAAGCACTTGCGCTTGTTCGATGATACTCGTAATCATACGCTGACGTGTTGTCGGGTTCGACCATAAAGTATCTTCTACAAGTTTGTCGGTGTTAATCGTCTTGCCGTCTTTATTCAAAAAACGTTTCATAAAAGCGTCAAGAGTTTGCGTATGCTCTGTGATGAACGTCTTGTCCTCATCAGAGATAGGCAATTTAATTTTGCCGACATCTTCGATGTTGAAACTAATCTCATTAAGTTGCTTTAGAGAGTTATCCCTTGCATCCCAATAAGGACGGTGTGCTTTCGCTATATCTTCCTTACTTGGCTTTGTTGCTTGCGCAGGCTTGGAATCCAACGGAGTGTTGTACTCATTAGATTTCTGCGTCAAGAACGATAATGCGTCAGAATAAACCTTGTTGAATTCCAACTTTCGTTGCTTCAACTCGCGCTCACTAAGATTATCTTCGTCATCTTCCGTTACCCTTAAAAGGTCAACTTGCGAGTTCAAGTCGTCGTCCATTAAGTTAGGATGCTTGAATCTAAAGTATTCTTTGATTACAACATCTTTGTCCTCTGCATTCCAATCACGTTGGAGATTGTAGAAGTCCTTAATACCGCGACCCGTTTCCTCGTTGAACTTTTTAAATTTCTCAACGGCTTCGGGCAACTGTTTGTTTACCGTTAAATCGGACAGAGATTTTATCTCAAAACCAAATTCGTTTTTCAAATAATTCAAAACCGAGTTCTCATCAACAGACGCGGTTTCCCTTGATGGTTCTGTTGGAGTTTCAGGTTCTTCTTTCTTTGGCTCGTTTCCGAAAGAGACTTTTAGTTTCTTTTCGGAACTTGGTTTAACATCCTTTTTTTCGGTAGGTGATGTTTGTTCGCTCGGCTCTGCTGTTGGCTCGGCATCACTACCACTTGGCTCTGTTGTTTGAGCAGCAGTTTCCTTTTGCTCTGTTGGCTCTGTGGTTGGTTCTTCCGTTACCTGTGTAGGCTCTTGCGTTTGAACATCGGGTGTGGGACTTTCAGGCGTGTCGCCACCCGTCGGTGGGTTTGCCCTGAAAATCTTTTCTGTAAAACTTGTGTTAGCGTCATCCATTATTCTTAAATTTTGATATGACAATATTAAAAAGAAGAAAATAATTAGAAGGCAGGTAGCAGTAATCTAAGTACACGCGTATAAAAAAACCGCCTATAACAGCGAGTATAGACGGTTATTAACTACATAGCAGTTAAAAATAAAAACGCTTCAAAGTTACGGATAATATTGCTATATTGGAATTATGGCGCGTACAAAAAAGATAAACAAACAATCGGACGAAGAAGTGATTATAGATGACGTTTCAAAAAATGGTCTAACAAAAGAGAAGTTGTTTGAAAAAAAGGATATTGTCATCATAGGAAAGTCCCGCAAAAGTTCCTATTTAATATTTGGAATTTACGACACCGCAGAGAAGTATGATATAAAGCCTGATTGGGTGATTATGCTTTTGTATTTACACGAGTTGGAATTGTTCAACCTCGAAATAAGGGTACTTGGAAAACTTCACAGGATTGGAGAGTATAAGAATCACGGTCTTATAAAACCAAACTACTCCAATAATGGTAAGCGTCTTTACTGCCTATCCCAAAAAGGATTGAAGGTTATAGAGTATCTTTATTCTTGCTTAGACGACAATTCAAAATACATTCTAAAGAATAGGCAGACTGATGTGGATTTAGATAGTAAAGTAAAAGGTGTTTTATCAAACTACTTCAACGATTAGTTCTTCTAAATCTTTCACTATTTTTCTGTACGCATTTGCAACTGACCTCGCTGCATCTGTGTTGTGGCTCTCTACTTCTTTAAGTAGTCCTTCGTATTTTTTCTTTAGTTCTTTTAACTTGTTATCCATAGGCTTTTATTTCGTCCAACTTAATACTTAATGATGTAGATACGAACGGGTCTAAAAACTCGTGGTATTCCTCACCTCTCTTTAACCATCTTCTGAACTTTTCAGATTTACGGTCTTTACGATTCTTCCTGATTTTTTCAGGGTCGCTCTCAATATACAATTTTGAAAACGAAGATTCCTCTGTGCGCTCAATGCCGTTCACATATACAACACCTAAGTCCTGTAAACTACTAACGGTAGCCGTTACGGTTTGATGAGCCATAGTTTGACGCAAAGTATTTATCGTTATGCCTGCGTTCTCATTTATCGCTCTATAAATCTTTTCCTCGTTGTTCTGAACTGCGCCAGTTTGCAGTTGCTTGATGTAAGTTTCGATGCTTGCTTTACTCATAATTCTGTGTATTTGGAAATTGTCTAATTCTTATTGGGGCGGGGAATTCATCTATGTTACCGCCGTGCCTATCGTTTAATTTATTGGTCTTTGCTAAATGAGTTCCTAATTGTTTTAAGAATACAGGAACGTTTTGCTTTCGGCAATCATTAATGATTTGCAAATACCAAGACAGTTTACTTGGTCGGTATCTATACTTTCCGTTATCATTACCACTTTCCCCGCCAACGATAACCCAATGGTAATAGAACAAAGCGGGTTCGGGTGGAACAGATATAATGTTTCTATGTCTTGTGTCGCCCATAATGAAACTATCCACTACTGGATTCATAAGTTGAACCAAGTCCAATAATGGTTCTGCTGAAATGAATCTAACCTTACAAGGAATAGAAGCCAATATAGGCATACGTGCATCTGCATTTTTCTGATTCTCTACTGATACACCAAGCCATACATTGTCCCAACCATCGCCCCAATCTTCGGGAAGGCAATCTTGTATCCGTTCAGGACGCTTGGTAAGTATCTGCCAGTTTAGGTCGGGTCGGGAACGAATAATATCCCAAGCCCATTCGCGCCATTGGTCGGCTTCCTCAATAAAGAAATCAGACCAAGAGCAGGTAAATATTTTATCTCCTGATTTTGCATCCCGAAGAACTTTGTTGATTGTGGAATCTTTAACCTTCACCACTTCCTTCGGGTCTTTTCCGTATCGGTCTTTGTCTCGGTACATATAACAATATTTGCATCCTTCCGAAACTTTTATGCACCCTGTCCAAAAATTAACGGTGTGGTCAGTCCATTGTATTTTACTATCTGTTGCCATCGTACTGTTTTTATAATCCTAATTTATCTTTAACCATATTGAATTTTTCTATTTCATATTTGGAATCTTCGGGATAATATGTAGCCCGTTCGTTCCATTCTAAATAGTCTTTTTCACAGAGGAAACTATTTAGAACACATACATAGTATCCTGCCATTTCATCACCTATGGTGGCTACTTGATTACAGTTGTCGCAGACACCTAATGTTCCTCTGAAAACATCGAACATTCTTTTGGTTTCAATCTTTATAACCTTAAATCCTTTTTTATTTTCAACTATCTCTGCCATTATTTAAGAAGCATATCATATATGTTAAACGAAAAATCTTCTTGGGTGCATTTCACTTGTGTAATTTTGTAGTCTGTTTGAGAAATTCTACGACAGAAATAACAATATGAATAATACCCAAAAATCAGATATATCTTTTTATCTTCATAACTTATCCGTGATGAGTATATGCCCGCCATAAAAGGTATGTCTGCATTTATGTTGATTCCACCTTCAATAGTTCCCATTTCAATACCTTCCTTTTCTAAAGAAGAAATCATATCACTACCAAAATATTCTTCAAATAATGATAGTGCATTTTTCTTCATAGCGAAGTCAATTTTTTCTGCAAAATAATTAGCCTCTTTGTTGCGAGCCAACGTTTCCTCATTTCTTTTAGAGGTAACATCCGTGTACGTTTTTTTAAAATCTATTGCCATATCTTATCTATATTCTTCCCGTACAGTTTTCTTTCCTTCACTTCTCGCCACATACTCTGCGATGCCATTTAGAGAATGACCAATCATTTTCTTTGAGAAGTCCCTTCCATTTGATTTCATTATGACAGAGTTTCCGCCATCTGTGAGTTTTATAATTTCACCATTTCGCTCTATTCCGAAAAAGTCTAAGCACTTTCTACTGGCTTGCAGGAATTTGAACTCGTCTTTATCCATATCAAACATCGGCGGTTTATCAATCTTCTCGAACTCATAGACCCAAACAAAGGGGTTGTCATCCCAAGATTCTTGACCGTTTATATAAACCCATAGGCTTTCAAAAGAATCCTTTGCGCTGAATAAAGTGTTGAATCCGTGTTTAGGATTTACAGAGTAATCTCTAAAACCCAATAGTCTTGTAGAATCTGTATCCGCAACTATTCTCTGTATCCCTTCTTTTAAAGAATCTTCATCTGATATTTCATTGACCTGTTCAATGGAAATGCTTTTAATTTTCAGGAAGTTTCTACACAATCTTTTTGGCATAAATATAGAGGGCTTCCAACCGCCTTGATATTGAGGATGCTTCGCTTTATAATAGACCTCTGATGGAAAACTTTTAAACGTGTGTTCCGCCCAAGTCTCCCTAACCCAAAACACATCGCCAACAGAAACGGTGTGGGTTCGTATAAGTTCCTCTTTCGCCTTTTCTACATTTACTCCCGCATACATATTGATTAATAGAGCGGTCATTTCTGTACGGGTTGGTTTTAAAACCCGTCTTGTTTGTGTCTTTGTCCCGTCCATTATGGCTTTCACCATATCGGTACTAAATAATATTGCCTTCGTTTTCATAAAATGATTAATTCGTTTTCGTTATTCCTGTCTATGTAAGCAAATACATCTGCCTTTAAATGCTTCACGGTCATAATCAGTTTCTTGTTGTATTGATTCTTGTACCATTCTGCATACTCTTTTGATGTAGTCCAAGATATTCCTTCGTCGTGTAGTGTGTCGCACGCTCTATAAGCCTCAATTATATCAGGCATTTCTCGAAGTTTTTTTGCTTCTTCGGGAGTGCTGAAATAATACTTATGCTTCCTATTGGAACTCATAAGGTTTCTAAATATCTGTACCACATCCAATGACCCACATATAATCCAAACGGTTCTCATAAGTTCCCAATACCTGTAATCAGATAATGCGTGTCGATTCTCCAAATAGATTGTCAATAATTTTTCAGCGTCTTGTTCTTCGTCCCAAGCCTGAACAAGTTTGCGAGCAATCTTATCGTCGCGTAACGCCACCTTTTTCCTTAGATTAGGATAGCGTCTTGTCATTGGCACTAACTCATTGTTCTTAAACATTCGGTACTGTATTAAAAAATGACAATATCATTTCATCTACTGATGGCTTTACGAGATTAAATGCCTCGCGCTTACCTTCTTCTACTTTAGATTCATCAAGCGTGAACCAAAACAGTATTGCTACTGGAACATTTATTACTTCGCAAATATCCCTTAACACAGAAAGAGTTGGTTCTTTTTTATTCTTCTCAATCTGCGAAAGATACGTTTGGGTTATTCCGCTTTGGTCTGCAAGTTGCCCTTGTGTAAGACCACGTTTTTTTCTAATTATCCTAAGTGCTTTACCAATCATACTGCATATTTTAAATGTTCTTCTACTTCTGAAAAATCTTGTGCTGCAAAATTGTCAACTATCCAATGAGATTTAGCAGCAAACTCTCTCATTGATTTATACCTGTAAGCAACTTCTCTAAATGAGTTCATAAGGAAAGTTTTGAATGTTATAATTTCCCTGTGCTTAACATTAGGTTTAAATTCTCCTGCCTTTATTTTATCAATAACCGTGATGTAGAATGTTTCAATGTCATTGTTCTTTATGTACTTCGTGTTCATCCTGAAATCCATATACCTAATCAAAGGATTATACGAGTATAACAATTCAAATATTTTAGAGCAGTCATCGGTCTTTAAAAATTCCGTAACTATTGTACTTTCTTCACTCATCTTTGAAGTGTTTACCCTGTTCAAATAATCAAGGTCAACTTTATCAATAAAGCCTTTTCTCCATCTAAGGTTTGAAAGTCGGCAATCCTCTTTATCTCCGTTAAGGTGTTCTATTCTTCTCATCTTGTTAGCACCACCAACAAAATATTTAAGCACAAGACCACTCACTCTTTTACGTGTATGAACCCCGTCATTCTCATCTATCTCAATGGAAACATAATACGCTTTACAGAAGTATGTTTTTTTTAACTCGTGGAAAATTCCCTGTGGATTAAGTCTTGCAACCCTTCCAAAATCAGATATGTAGTATGTCCCATCTGATAAGTCTTTCATTTGAACCCATCGCTCTCTTTCAAAAAAGACTATGGGCTTCCCTTTTGTTCGGGTCTTTCGGTATCGTTTTTCGTCAACTGCCATTTGTTTTTATTTTTCACAAAGATAATATAATATATCTAACATATACAAATATATATTATATTATTTACTGTCAGTCATTAACTGTGTCCATCTTGCCTTCTCTGATAAAGCAATTTCTTCCTGTGTCATTTCGTCTTTTATACGGGCTTTATCTAAATGATAATCCCATACCCAATGTACTTCGTTGCCGTCTTTATCAACAACTTTCATTCCGCCGTAATGCTTGCAAATTCTTTGTAATCCACTCATCGTCTAAAACTTTTTCCTGATAATTCTATGATGTTGTACATACCGAATAGCCTGTCGTGAACACGACCATCGTAACGCTCTCTAAATTGCAATAGCGATTCTTCAACGCTTGCGTTTTCAATATTACCATCTACGACAATCTCTTTGTAGTTCATTGTTAAGTGGCTCTTATGTCCCCTGTCTGCTCTGTGAGTTAGAACTGTAAGGAATACATTTAGTTTTCCAAAGTTATTTGCGTCCTGCTCACGGAGAATATCATCAATGTATAAGGGAATGAAACTCATTAGTGGGCGTAACAATTCATCTAATAGCGTCTTGTCCTTACAAGTAGTGTACTTGTGTACTATATCAGACGATACGCATTTATTTAACTGGAACATTTCAAAAAGTTCCTTTGCATTACTTGGTTTATCCAGTAGCCTTTTTATGTAATCAAGATGATTGTTGAATGATGCCAACAATGCGTTCCAAGTAGATGTTTTTCCGCATCCGTACCCGCCTATTGATAAAGTGCCTTTATCAAAACTCGGATTGGATAAGTCTGTTCGGAGCAATGGACTTTTAAAAAACCTTTCGTCTTTCAAAAAGTAGAATATCAAAGTGTATATGTACTGTAACGGCTCATCTGTTTTTGAATAAGGATTTTTTGGATTGAACTCTACTTTGTTTTGAGCCTTGTAGAACATAGAAAAATCCTGAAATATCTTTTTGGCATTCGGAATTATTGGTGGCACTTCTTTAACGACAAGTTTCTTCTCCATCGCCTTGTACTTTTTGGCTTCTTCGATTTGCTCTTGTCGTAATTTCTCATACTTCTTTTCCCATTCAGCGAGACGGTCATCATAATTTTTGCAGAACTCCAAATCTTCGGGAGTGCCAAGACGTTTTCTCATTTCGTATGTCTGTGGCTTTCTTGGCTTCTTACCAATCTTTTGTTCAATGAGGTGCATACCAACTGTTATAGCCTCATCGTTTTTGCCCATACGTTTTTCTTTTTTGCTCATCTGTTTCCTTTGTAAGTTGTTGGTTGTTGCTTCTTTTTAATAGACCCTGCTTCGGAAGAAAGCCGTTCAAATTTCTCTCTCAATTTAGAGGTAGATAGGATGTTTGTTTTCCAAGAGAAGTCCCCACGAACGCACCTGTCGCTATCGAGATAATCGTAAACACTCTGTACTTGTTCTTTAGAAACCTTATCAACATCGAATAGTCGTTTGATGTGGGTAACATAATTTTTGAATGTTGCCTTTTCTTGGTTATGGGTTGTACCGAAATTTGCTTTTTGATTTTTAATAAACAACTGTTGAAACTTAACAGCCCAATCAAAATAAAATTTCAAATCTTCGGCTACGTCCGAAATTTTAATTTCGGATAAGAGACTTGTAGATTTTAAATTTATAACACTATCATTTACACTAACAGTATCACTAACACTTACAGTTGATTTCGTTGGCTTCTGTTCAGCGGTGTTCAACGGTGTTGAATTGTGTTGAAGCGTGTTGAGATATTCGATACACTTCAACAAGTATTGATTATCAGGGTCTTTCTTTGAGGCTTCCTGATATTTTAATAACAGTCTTGGGATGTCCTCTTTTTTTGCTTCGTCAAATTTCTTTTTCGCTTTACTAAAAGCACTTGATAATCCCGCCTGTGATTTCTGTTCCTTTGAACCTTCCCATTTCTTTAAGTCTCTTTTTAATTGCTGACGTATAGGCTCAAATACAACGTTCACAATTAGGTCGTCTGTTTTAGGGTCAAGGTCATTCACATACCTAAGTAAGTGTTTGAATACTGCTCCCGCTTTATCGTCGGGCAGTTTTTCTATCGTGTGAAGTAAATCACCGTATAGTAAGAATGAGTTTTTATTTTCTGCCATCGTATCTATGTTAATTCTTTATGTTTTCCATCTTTAAAATACTGATGTTCCTCATCAGTTAAATAGTTTGAAACTTTATATATTTTCCCTTCACTTAGTATCACCTCGACCTGTGTTCCGTCATTACGAAAAATGAAGTAAGTATCCTCGCCTCGCATTAAAGCCCTGCATACTAACATTACTCCGCACTTAGGTACTTATCTATCCAATCCTTACGTTCAATATCATCAACTCCCGCCTCAACTAAAAGGTCTTGGAACACGGAGTATTTTGTTTTCTTAAACCTGCTTTTGTGCTGACTGATTTCATCTTCGATAGCCTCATTTAATGAGCGTATCTTTCTGTCGGTATCAATCAAGTCGCTAATAGTTTTCTTCGCGTGTAAAACCGTAGCGTGGTCGCGTTTAAAAATATCTGCTACTGCTTGCAGCGTGTATCTTGTATGCTTGCATATAAAGTACATATTCAACTGACGGGCAACAACAATATGTCTTTTCCTGCTGATGGTTTTTAAGTCATCTACCGAAAGCCCTGTGTGCTTTTTAACCAAGTTAAATATCATAACAACCACAGGGTCTTTTTCTATTACCAATAAGTCCGTATCATTCTCGGTCATAATTAATATTCTATATTCATATCGCCATCAGGGTCAGGCAATGGTATTTCTGTGTTGAAAAAATCTTTACACAACTGGCGACATCTTGCGTGAAAATCCTCTTGGTCTTTAGTGTCATTTTCGGTAGTGCTTTTTATCTTGCGAAGAATCTCGCCTGTTTCTTCGTTAACAATCTCGTCGAAATTGCAGTTAGTTTTCAGCAACTTATTGTGAACGTCATCCTTATTCCAAATCTCACCCCATTCATCACGTATGCAGTTCTGAAATATTGGGACAACAACACCCCAATAATAATTGTTCTGCCGATTACTACGCTTATTCCTTCTCTTTGCAAATGTTACATCTATTGTGAACCCTTCAAATGCAGCAAGTATCTCTCCAACCTTATTAAAATTAGAGGCGAATTTCCCGCCCTTTATAAGAACGGGAATCGTTATTTTAGAGGCAACCTTCATACTACCCCTTTGTTATTTGGTATTGAATTTCTCCTGCCTCAAAATCAGGACGCTCTATTAGAAGTTGAAGGTTGTTCTTATCCGCCCATTCCTGAATCTCATTAAGAGAGTTCTTGTCTAAATATGATGCGTCAAAGTGCATAGTTCTTAAATCACCAAGAACCATAGAGCCAAGTTTAAGGGCGCAGATATATTTAGCGGAACTGGAAATCTGATTGTTGTCTAATGGCAGACCATTGTACAGTAAGCCATCGTCTGTCATTTCAAACTCCTTTGGAAGTTTAGCCTTCTTTATTTTTTCAAGACGCTCTGCCTGTATCTTTTCCAGTTCGGCGTTAAGGTCATTGACTTTCTTTCGGGCTTTCTTCCCGCTATCAACCCATTCATTATAAACGGTGAGGTTGGTTTCGTATGAATCCATAAGCGATTTGGATTCGTAGGCTTTTTCCAGTTGCTTTTCAAGCCCTTCAAGGTCATTGTACTTTGGTTCTTTTAGTTGAGTTAATGGTTTCAACTCACCCATATCAGGAAGTTCCTTATAGTCCTTGTCTATTTTGGAGAAGTCAATGTATTCATCATACCCCTGTTTGTAGTAACGCTCTCTGATGTCGTCCCGAAACTGCTCAAATTCTTTTTTGATTCTGCCTATCTTGTTTTCGGCTTCGTTGTGCTTACTTATTTCCTGTTGGTGCGCCAAGTTCTTTTTCTCCCAATCAGATTTAAGAGCAGTATTCTTCTTTTTGGCATCTTCGATTTGGTCTTTGATAGACTTAATATCGACAATACCTTCGGGCTTAACGGGTTCTTCTTTCTTTTGAGCAGCGATGTTCTTCAACTCCCTATTAGCCAACGTGCGTTCATCATACTTCTCTTTGTATTTAGCATCCAGTTCGTCAAGGTTTATTCCCAACAAAGCCTGAACATCTTTAGTCTGTTGGGTTCGGCTCTTTGTAAGGAACTTATCAATGTCGAACTTTGCTCCAAAGTATCTTTTCCCAATCGTAGAAATTACACCTGTGGTTTGCTTGATTCCTTCCTTTGTAGTAAACGAGAACGTTTCGTTTTTCTCGGTGAACTTCCACTCAATTATAGAGCCGTCGGTAAGTTCCATACGATTAAAACCTTTAGCCTCGTCTTGCTTCACGATTATATCAGGCTTCTCACCTTGAAATCTATCTATTAGCCCGCGCAATAGACTTGTTTTTCCTTTGTTGTTTCCCGCAGTTATGATAGCGGATGCGCCATTAAGGTCTATGTCTTGGTCAGACAAAGCCTTGAAATTTTTAACTGTTATTTTTTTGATTTTCATAAATGCTATATTTTAAATTCATTAAGTCATATACTTTTAATACCCCATAAGATTCTATTGGCTGATGGTTTTTTTTCTCTGCAAATCCATTGATGTCATAGAACTGCCCGTCATACTCGAATATGGCGTGGTCGCTATTGTATAATATTTTTCCTTGTGGATATACTTCTTTTAAAATCATAGCGAACTTTATACAACTACCACAGGTATATACTTCTGACGCACCATCGAATGATGTTCGGACACGCTCTATAAACCTCAATATTTCTGCAAAGTGAACCATATACTATCCCATTATATCAAATCCGTCAAGCATATTTGGCTCGTAGTATTCCCACTTGTCGTTGTAAACGAAGCCATCAAAACCTTCCACAGTCCAACCTTGTTTCTCTAACATAGTTGCGTGGAACTTTAGTTGCAGAGATAGTTTAGATAACTTGGTTGTGTCCAAGACGATTCCTTTAGGAAGGTTCTCAAAGGTAACTTTACCTTTGACATCAAATGAATGATTCACTTTATAGTCCTGAATACGGCAAGTCTTTTTGTCCCAATCCGTAACTAAAATTCTATCGGCAAGACCACATACGCCATTCTCAACATCAGATACCAACGCTTCGGGGATTACCTGCCCTTCAAATCCTAATCTTTGTTCCAGTTCAAAGAATTCTTCTACGATTCTTCTGATTACAGGGTGCTTAATTGTGAAGCATCGTGTACCATTCTTTTTGTAGTAGTGGCGATACAAGTCCTCAAACTCTAAAGCCTTATGTACTCCTGTGCCAAAAGATGCTGCTAAATCCTTACCCAACTCCCAAGCATTTCTGATTAATTGGCTGTCTAAGTTCCAAGATGTAGCACACCTTCCGACCATAGCATCATCGAATGGTTTGATATATCTTTTTATGTACGTTGTAGCACCTTTAAGAACCTGACCTTTGTATGTGTAGGTGTGGGTTGCTTCATTGAAGTTGATGATAACACCTTCTTCATTAAATGATTTAACATTGTCCTTGTCTCTAAGGACTGGCTGTTGCGATTCTACTTTTACTGGAATCTCAATATTGCAAGACACTAAAGTACCTACTTCGTGTTTGTTATAAGTGTCATCATCTTCGGCACGAATATAAAAGTCTAATACCTTACCGCTCTTTGGGAACGATTCTCTTGGAAGGTCATAAACATCTGTTCCCTTACCGACATATCCAATACGTTCTTCGTTAAACAAAACGGCTAATGCTTTGTCATCATATTGGTTGTCCGTGTCGTGGACGATTAGTATTTCAGAGCCTTCGTTTATTCCTTCTGCTCTCGCCTTTGCAAATTGTGTACCTACTATTTTTGTTTTCATAAATTATAATTGATTAATCGTTTAAATCCACATATCCGAGAAATATTATCTCGTGTAAAATATTCCAAAACTCTTTGGTTAAACCAAGTCCCGAAGCACCCCCTTCTATATGTCCTTCCTCTCGCCATTTTGATAGAACTTTGCGCTCATCATTATTGATTCTGCTTGGGTCAATCTTTTGTTGATTTACCATAGCATATTGCACGTATGGCATTAGCCTCAATTCTGTTTGGGTTATCTCATAACCTAACAATTCTTTCGACTTATCCTTTATTCTTTGGGTTAACTGACCCCTTCCTTGTTTTGCCATTTCGTTTTTGAATTTCTAAATAAATTCCACCTGAAACGTCGAGGTTATTCAGGTGGTTTTCAAATTCTACCCCTGCGCGGTAGTGAAGTTCTTTATTGGAAGCCATAGTCTATCGGTTCTTTTCTTCCTCGAAGATTATCTCTATGATTTCCAAAGCCTCTGCGCCAGTAACAGGATTTTCCAATGCCGAGAACTCAACTCTCAATCGGTTCAAGGCTTCGTCCATAGGCTTACGCTTTATTGCGCCCTTACTTATTTTCTTGACACCTGATTTTTTCAGGCTGTCAATCTTCTCCATAGTTTCTTCCAGTCCAACATCCTGTACAGATTCTAAAGCCGTACTCAAAGAGATAGTCCCCTTCTTTACGTCGTTCTTTAGTTTCTGTGGTAGTTTCTGAAAGGCAAGTGCTTTGTAAACGTATGAGGCTGACTTGCCTGTTTTGGTGGCGATGTCGCCTGCGGTGTAACCTAAGTTTTCAAGACGCTGAAACAAATCCGAAATCTCATACGGCTCTAACTTCTTATTGTCCTGTGATATGAACATCTGAAAGATTCTATCTTCCATAGATGTACGCGTTCCGTTTACTGTGGCGCGTAGATACGGCTCATTGCCTGTGTCGTTCCAAATTTTTAGGAACGCTTTGTAACGCCTGTGTCCTTCAACAAGGATATACTTTCCTTCGGAGTAGTCAACTATCGCAGGGATAAGTTGCCCGTTATTCAATAGTGAGTTAGCCAACTCATCTAAATCCCCATAGTCCTGACGGACATTAAAGTTTTCGAGGATTGCTACTTTGGAGAGAGGTATCTTTAATACCTGCGCCGAATCTATCTTTGCATTTTCTCTCGCTTTCTTGGTGCTTTCCGTTTTGTACTCGCCCTTAATTACCTGTTCTTTTTGCTCTGTTGCCATAATCGTTTTGATTTTTAATTAAATAATAATATTTCAATAGCCTATCGTAGTAAGGCATTGCACTTTTGTTTCCTGAATTTGCTCGAAGGATTGAGAGGTGGGAATCAACAAACTTTTTTTGGTCTGTGATAACACTACATTGGTCGAATCTAATTGGTTCATCTGATAATTCTGTTTCTTCAAAAAATTTCTCTAATACCTTTAACTTAACTCGCTTCATTAACAAATTCCTTATAATAATTCTCCGCCCATTTCGCCACTTTATAACACGTCTTTACTCCAAACCAACCTATATGAGTGTACTCTCGTGGAATCCCTAAGAAGTCGCTCAAATCATCATACAAATCTGTTCGGGACACATAACGCTCCTTCCATATAGGGTCAAAATGTTTATGCGCTTTCTTGCGGGCAATGCGGAGTTCTTTATTGGCTAACCTACCAAGAGCCGTGTCATCTTTTGCGTGTGTTCCGACATAAGAATTGCAGTACGGGTAGTTCCCGCAGCAAATAATCTTTCTATCGGTGTAAGCATTGCTGCCATAGATGAATGAACTATCAACTAATTTAGTTTTACCCTTACAATAAGGGCAAATCTTAGCAGCATACACGTCCTTTTGATATGGAGTTAACTCAATCATAGTCGCACCAAAAATCGTATAGTGTTGTTTCGCATTCTTGATTCTTCAATTCCTCAACCTTGTTAAATAGATTGTGGATGTCTGATGAATTAAGTTTTAAGGATGCCTTCTTGTATTTTTGGCTGTATATTTCAACACTTGAAATACGATGACCGCCCTTTACTATGATTTCTTTTGCCTTCTTTTCAGCAGCCTGACGGCTGTTGAATGAATCGTTAAAACCCTTGTAGTCCTCATCTATTTTTTTACGAGGGTACTTTTCCCAATACTCTATAATGGCTACACGACCACCACTTAAATCAACTGTTGCTTTCATATATCGTGGTGTTTAGCAAAGTCCCATTTAGACAATACGTTTTCTCTCTCGTCGTCGGTTATCTCCAAATTGCTTTGAAGTTTCCGTAGTTCTTTTCCCGTTTGAGGATTTTGCCCGAACATTTTACAAGATTTTGTTGCTGATAGCAAGAAACCTCTGCATACATTCTGCTCACCGCTTTCCAGTTGCTTTTGATTCAAAGCAGGGCTTTCGCCTCTTTGTTTATGGCACGAGAATAGTTGCTCAAATTGAATTGCATTGGTAATTTCCCCTATGGAGTGGTCGCCAAGCCAACCCGCAGGAGAATCCTTATGAAAAGGACACTCGTTGCACATCTTTTTACACGTCGTCAGATTTATCATAATCAAGATTGTTTACATTCGCTATTAAAAAATAAGTATAGTTGTTCTTGAATGTCGAACGCGGAAGCATCCACATAAGAAGTTGCATTATCCAAACTGCAAACAGCATTCTAAGTTCAAACTTTAATCGTTTCATTTACCCTTGTTTTAGTTCCTCAATTCTCAATGTTAGGTTTCCTAATTGGTCTTGGGTTAATTCAAAAGCAGTCAACGCTTTTGTCAACGCCTCAACATCTGTTGACTGCATTGCTTTTTCGTATTTAGCCTTAGTTAGTTTAGGCTTCTTTTTCTGCGCAGGTTGAGGTGGGTTTGCGGGCGGTGTCGCGGGCTGTTGGTTTCCTTTAGGAAGTCCATTGAATTCTTTATCTGAATCAAACCTAACTGCGCCGTGTTGGTCTTTACCTATAAGCCTCATCACCTTACCATCATCACCAAAAGCCACAGTCCATTCCCACTTATCAAGTCTAAGACCCCAACCCGAAGTGCCGATTTTCTTTTTACCTCGTTGGGTTTGAACCTCTTTTACTGTAAATTCAGGCTTTTCATTTCCTGAAATATCATTAGTGCCTTTTAGTTGCAGAAATATACGCGGGTAATCATACAACTCTCTGCCGATTCCCCAACGGAAACCCGCACGCTTAAACGCGTCAGAGGCACGACCTTTTTCTTTTTCAGTTTGGCTTTCTGTACCAACGTCCATTCTCCAAATCCATTCGTCGCCTTCCTTTATTCCGATAGAGCAAAAAAGTTGACCGTCGATGAGTTCGTACTTGTCTTGCCAATGAACTCCACAGACTTCATCAAGCCTATTCATATCAACACGCGCATCTTTATACGCGAGTATTGTAGCGTACCCTTTTTCGCTGATGGATTGTATTCTAAAATCAACATCTGATATGTCGAGCGGGGCGGATAGTTCCTTTAATATGTCTTTCTTTTGAGCCATAATAGTTTACTTAAATTCTACTTCTTTATAAGAGGTGAAAGCCTCTAAATCCTTCGTGAATTGTTCATCTGAAATCTTGCAGAAGAACAAATTGTCAAGCCTCGTTTTGGCTTTGTCATCCTTTGCGTATTCAGGATACTTCTTCGCAAAGTAGTACCGAGCATTACGCACGCCGAGTTCTTTCAGTTTGTCTCGGCAAACCTTAACTCTTTCTTTGAGCGATAGTTCCGTTTCTGTTTTCTCTGACATTGGGTCTATAATTTAATTAAAATTGAAAATCGAGTTGCTAAATTACAATAAACGCTGTAATTAATTACCGTAACCATTGTAAAAGTTATTAACAATTCTTTAAATACTGTTCAAGTGCTTGTTAATCAAGGCTTTCATTTCACTTTGAATAACCTTTGTTTCTGATGGCTCGTGCTTCAATCTCTTTTTCTTATACGAAAAACTGTAACATTTTCCGTCCATTTTATCGTAGTACATTGAGCATCTTGGTTCTATCACGCGTGTAATTTTTAACTGCTGCTCATCGTCCGTTATAATGTATGGTCTAAAAGATTTTGGAAGGGCTGAAACTCGGATGTTTAAAAACTCAAACAGGCGAGATAGGTCATTTATTACATTCGTGGAATCATCAAGAATGATTCTTAAAAGTTCAATGGGTATCTCCGTATTACGATGCAGTTCATCAATGGTTAAATTATGTTCTGCGATTCGCTCTTTAGCCAAGTCAAAAACTTGTTTGAATTTAGTTGTCTTTGGCATCTTCGTTTGGTATTAAGTTTCTCGAAACAGCCTCGTCAATTAAGTCATAGTAAATCGGTGGGTAATAATCAGAGGGCTTGCTGTGTGTAATAAATTGGTCTTGGTGCATCTGCGCCATTTCTCCTTGAAAAGATACTGACATACAAGCGTTCAATTCTTCTTCGTGGTGAGCGACACATTTATTTTCTATGAACTTTATCGTGTTCAAAAGATGAGTGTCCCCAAAATCTTTAGGCATAAGAACTTTTCCGTCTTTGGTTTTCCAAGCCTGTTTAATAATTTTTTGCATAATCGTAAATTGTAATTGGTGTATTTAATTTCCTTTCTAATCTTAAATAATCCTGATAGTTACGGGATTCCGCAAGGAATATTTTTAAGAATACCGTATCGGGTACAATTTCGTACCCGTTCAGGAACACATAGTCAAATTTGTTAGACATAATGAAACGCCACAGGTCATAAATATCATACGACTTGACTATGTGTTGGTTATTGGCTATCAGTTTGAACATAATGCACAGGTGTTTCTTTGCAAGAGTCTAACTCTTTACGAAGGTCGTTAGCCTCTGATTGAAGGCTGAATACTGCGTAATAATAGGTAACAATTAGCAGGACTATTATTGAAACAAATAGTTTGCGTTCCTGCTTTCTACTTACGGTGTTGTTTGGTGTTTCCATATTTCTATTTTATAAATGAATATCCTTTTTCTACAATCTGCTCGGCAAGTTTCTTGCTTCCAGTTTTTACTATCACACCATCACGAATTACGTGTACCTTATTTGGCACTAAGTATTTTAGGAAGGTAGATAGGTGAGTAACGATGAGTACCGTTGCCTTGTTCTTTTTTTGATAATCCTTTAAGGCATTCCCTATGAGTATTATGCTGTCAATATCAAGACCTGTATCGACTTCATCCAGTAACAAAATAGATGGTTTAAGGATGAGCATTTGAAGCACCTCTAAACGCTTTCTTTCACCACCGCTAAACCCAACATTGAAGTCCCTGTTTAGCATTTCATCTGTTATCATAAGTTCTTCCAAAACCTTTTTGTTGGCGTTAACAAAATCGCTTGCTTTAGCGTCCTTGCCAGTAGCCTTCGCCCACATACGGGTAAGTATCTCTAACGTGGTTGTCTCTAAAAACTCGTAGGGTGTCTGAAAAGACATAAACATACCGAGTTTAGACCTATCGTCTGCCTCTGCCCTTGTTATGTCGTTAGAATTAAGAGCAACACTTCCGTTATTCACCTTATAGATAGGGTTTCCCATCAAGGTATGCAGTAAAGTTGATTTACCGCACCCGTTTTTACCCATAATAGCGTGAATCTCGCCCTTCTTTGCTGTCAAGTCGATACCTTTTAGTATCTGCGTCTTTTTTATTTGGCATTCAAGCCCTGTTATCTTAATCATACTGCTTTGAATTTAACTGTTGGTAGATTTTTGTAATGCTCGACAATTTTCTGTGCCATTGTCGGGCGGTATCCTTCCTGTATCAAGTCATACATTTCGCATAGTTCGGGTTCGGCTTGAAAATGACAAACACCCTTAGTCTTAACGGACTTGAAAAGTATTCTGTAAACTTCTGCCTGTGAAAATCCACGAGATTTTAGATAAAACACTTTGGTTTTGTCAAGCCTTGCTGACGCAGTTCCTTCAATCATTTTGATACCATTATCTACGGAATCAAGAATGGTATCAATGTCTCTCACAACAATATACTCGTAAGGATTCATAAGCACCTCTCGGTTATTGCAAATTATACTTGCGTACCAAAGGCGGTAAGCCTTACTACCCTTCATGTCTCCTAAATGATGAGGTCTTGATTTTGGCGTAGCAAAATGGAAACTATACTTGTCGGGCGCATTCTCTATGGCATAGTCTCCAAGTATCATAATCCAGTTGCCCTTTTTATCAAGTTTCCTGTCAAAATCTTCGGGGTAATGACACATATATTCTGCATCTACATTAGGAACAAAACCGTTCTTTAGAATCTCTCTTAAACGCTCTTTTCTGTATGTAGTTTTGCTTCCTGCGCCAACAATCCCTAAAGCCTCTTTTGCCTTATTATACGCGTCCAAAATAGTTTGAGGAATATTGACCAAACGAAAATCGTTTTTGCCAACATCCTCTAAGGTGCTGTTGTATTCTAAAATCTCATTTATATCAGCAGTAATACGGTCAAAATCATCTTGATAATCTTCTGCCAATCGACTGGCAGTTTCGATTCTTTTTTCTGTGAGTTTTGCAATCTCTTTTAATATAGATATGTCCGCTTCGGTTGGCATAGCCTGTTGAGCAGTTCTCTTTCTAAAAGGATTGTGTCCTTTAAATAAGTCCATATCCTACTTTTTAGATTCAAATTTTACTCTGCGAGAATCAAGTTCTTTTTGTTCCTCTATGTGCTTCATCAAGTGAAGTGTGTTCGTTATGATTCGAGGGTTATACCCGAATCTGCTACCCATAAATTCAGCAAGATTGGTGTCTCTCTTTTTGAATTTAAGAATGTCAGGCAGCGTAAGTGTAACTCCGCCTGATGGGAACATTGCAATACTGTATCCAGTAGAATTCCCTTCTTCATCGAAATTCTGTGTGCGCTCTTTGTAGAAGTCTAAGTCCATCCCTTTATGAATATCTACAAAGTAGCAGGCTTCATCATCTGTGGCGATGGATACGCCCTTGATGATAGCAAGGCTTGTACGCATTTCGTAATTAGTTCCTGCAAACTGTGGGTTTTCCTGTAACTGCTCTGACAAAGCCTTACCCATAGCATCCATATCAATTTCAATAACATCTATTGCGTATGCAGGATGGGTCGGGTCTTTACTGTCAATAATCTCAAATTCCCTTTGGTGTAATCTGATAGGCTCTGTTTCGCCCATCACCCAAATACAATGCTTATATCTGTTCTCATATTCTTTAGGACAAGCAACTACTTCGTGAGTGCTTCCTACGGTTAGGTTTCCCGCGCCGTTTACTGTTAATTCGTTTTTAATTTTAACTATCATTTGTTTCTGTTTTTTGGTAATGTATCTTCAAATTTTTCGTGCTGTTCTCCGAACACTTCTATTTCATCAGCATTTTCACAGGACATCATCTTTAATCTAAGCCCTATGTTGTTTCCTGCCCCAAGTTGGTTAACCAACCATCCGACGCAAGGTGTTTCGTTTCCAATTTTAGAATAATGGCAAGCCATAATTTTCAAACTGTCTCCGAAACTTAAATCAGTTGCAATAGTTGACTTCAACCCTTCGTGTAATTCCTCGTCGTAATTTGGAATATCAAAAGGGTCATTCCCTTTTTTGAAGGGACAAGTTTTACATTGTTTTGTTCGTTCTAATTTCATTCTAAACTTTTAAGTGTTTCTAATGCTAAATTGAATGGCACGCTGTCGTAAGCACCTTTTGATTTTAGTGTGTCAAAATACATTTCTGCAAGTTGCACAAGTTGTGGCACTACTGCTATTGCTTTTGCAATTTCGTGTCTGTTCTTAAAGAACGTCGCATCACCGTCGCACTCGTCGTCAAAAAACTGGCAAATAGTATCGGTTGATAACGCGTCGTAAATTGAAAAAGCATCTTCATCAACGACCCATTTTTGAGTAATGAATCCGTGCTGTATTGATGGGCGGTCAGGCAGTCTTTCGTTCAAAACTTTGCGAAGCCCTTTGATTAATTCATCCCATTTTTCAACTGAAAAAGTTATGAGTTCCGTCCAATGCACATTGAAGTCTCTGTTGTATGTGGTTTTACCAACAAAACCCTGACCATCAAAGGTCATAAGTAGGTTGGTCAAATCATAAGCCCTTTGCGCTTCCTGTTTGGTAAGTCCTTTGGATAATGCTTCGTTCATACTGTGCGATTTTGGTTTTGCTTGTACGTTTTATAATCCTCACGAACACCCATCAAAATAAGGTACTCGTTAAGATTAGTAGTTCCTTTAATCCACAGTTCCGCCAACTGAAAAAACTTTGTCTTATCATTTGTTGACTTGTAGAATTCCGTGAGAAACTTTCTCTTTTCGTACACCTTTGTCTTTGCGGTGTAGTCAATGGTTCTAACCTTCGCATCGTGGTTCTTCACGATGAAGTCGAATGCCTCGCCGTAATTAGTGGCGAAGCATACGCGCTCATTCTTTTTTGATGTGATAATTAAGTGTATCATATTTCTGAAAGTGTGTTAAAATGTACCTCATCCGTATCGCCATAGCCACTATGCCTATCGCTGTACGTTTTTTGACGAAACGTTTTGCCTATTTCCTTGCCGTTAATATCTCTATTCGGCACGAATGATTTTACTGGCTTGTAAGTTTGACTTGCTTCGTCCCATCCTTTAGCACGCTGTACCACTTGAATTTCTACAATGGTACGGCTACCATTTTTTACCCCTGTAACTTCGACCTTGCCAAAGTCAGGATGTGTCATTGTCTTACCGACTAATTTACTTGCTCTACTCATACCTCATCAATGTATAAATGATTGATGTGTCCGCGCGCTTTGCGAGCGACCATACTCTTTGCCTTTTTACGGGCTTCCGCCTTTGTCTTGGCGCGCACTCTGAATTCCATAGAGTAAAAGTCTATGTCAATTTGGTACGTTTTCATTTGTTTTGCCATCGTTTCTGTTTTTAATTATTGATATATTTTTGGTAATTATTTTTAAATAACTCCAATGCGTATTCTTGTGATATAGCATTAAGAATGAAACTTTTTGAGCCTAATGCAGCCCCTTGTGTATTCTTATGCTTTGAGTAGTCTATCTCTTTGACTAAAACTGTAAATGAAAGCCTATCTTCTTTGGAGACTTTCTCCGTAACAAGATGGTCTTTAATGTGAACTGTTCTATCAACTCTCACATTTTCAAACACCTTTTTTGCAATTCGATACACTTCATCAACCGTTGTTTCTCCAAAAGAGATAGACGTTGAACCGAATTGTATCCTAATTCGTGTGTCGTATTTTTGTATTAATTCCATATTGAATGTGTTTTTATTTCACCCCCGCCGAAACTGGCGGGACGCTCTGTGCCTAAGAACTATTTATACTCGCACAGACGAGTTAGTTAAAAATAAAAACGTCATCAATTTAAAAGCCTCAATGACAGGGCATCTTCCGTGAATATCTGATTGAGTTTGCTATCAGAAAACACGTTGGTATTTAGGTATTCAATTACCGTTTCGTTCGGGGTTTCGTCCCCTTCAAAATCTGTTCTAATTACGTCGATTCCAAAACCGCCGTTTAGTTTCTGCAATTCCCTTATATATTCGAGCGTCATATTGGTAACGCCGTAGAAACTACTCATTGATTTTTGCCCGTCGTCGGGGCATAACTGGATTAAATTTAATTTTGCCATCGTATATGTGTTTTATTATTTACTTTAGAATGCCCGCGCCACGATGGACGCGGGACTTTCCTAATTCCTGACGACGATTAATCTTCGTCGCATTCGCCGTAGATAACGTACTCGAAAGTACATTGCTCTTTCAGCGTTTCAGGATTCCCGATGTACTTAAAATAGCGGTCTGCAATTTCGCTTTGCACCTCAATAACTGACGGGCAGTTATTTCGTCCCGCTTTGTACGATAGGTAAATCACTATCGCGAGCAGGCATACGCTAAGTACGTGGGTAAATTTCAGGTTTTTCATCACCAAGAAATTTTAAATTACTAACGGGTTTCTTTATTCGCGAGGGGTTCTACGCATCACCCGTTAAAATTCCCCTCTAATTGTCAATGAACTTTTACTTACCGCGCCCGAATGCTTGGGGCGCACGCTCACGGCTTAAAAGCCTGTTTATACTCGCCGTGTCGAGTTACGAAATTGTTTTACAGTCGTAATTTATATACTTACCGTCGGCGCATTCCTGCCAATAGTTTACCGTCGATGAACCATAACGCGTCGTTACTGTTCCGTTGCTGTGCATAAAAAATCCTTTTGTGCCTCGCAACTCTGCTAAAGTGTGTGTTCCTTTCATTATGGTAAATCATTAAAATCAACTGGCATCATTAGTTGGGCGGATACTTCAATACGATTTGAGTATAGTTTTTCTTCGCCTTTTTTCCATCGTTCAATCTGTGATTCGCTCGCCTCTGAATTATCAGCGTCAACCAAATTACCCCATTGAATAAAGCACCCGCATTCGCTCAACTCTGCCCGTCCATAGTCGAACGAATAGTATAAATGCTCTGCAAAGTATTCGATAACCGCGTCTTTCGCTGTCTCTGCCGTTATCGTTGCGTCAAGTGGGTAGTAGTTCACTTGCTCGCCTTCACCTTCTTTATAGTCGTCCACGAATACCGTGTGATAAGACTTTACGTTGAATTCTCTCATTTTTCGCTGTTTTTATCCGATTGAATTTACCCATCCCCCGAACTGCTCGCTAACTCCGTTAGCCATCACAGTCGCAAAATCGTAATTAGTATAAATTTCCCTTTGCTTTTCTACTGTCAGGCTGTCAAAGAATGTCCCGCAGTTAGATAGTGTTTCCTGTACTTCGTCATCAGGCATAACATTTAGGTCTATGCCGAAGATTTTGTTTAGCGTCCCGAATGGCAGGTGCTTAAACCATAGTGATAAATTTGTGTTCATAATGTTGTTTTTAAATTTAACTGACCCCGCCCAATTTAGGGCGGACGCTAAGGGCTTAACAGTCTCTTTTAAGTCGCCCTTACGACTGTAATTCCTTGCGTATTTCGTTTATTTCATTTACGGGTATGTTATGGCAACCCGCGCGAAATATGCCGTTAAAAGCCGTTACGGTGAACTGGTCATTTACTTTAGCCCCTATTATCTTTTTGTTGTCGATGAGGTTTAACAACCTTTTCGCCTCTTTGGTACTTACCGTTATACCCTGATTCGTTTCGATATACGTCCCATCTTTCGACATTCTTAATACGTCGTATTGCTTTGTTGAGTATTTAAGGCGGTTAATTTTGTGCGCCTTGAATTGCTTAACCTCTGCTTTAAATAGACGGTCTTTGCGGGCTTGCTCTTTGTTGAGTGCCTTTTTTGCGCTCTCAACGTCCAAACTGTT